GCGATGCCAAGTCTGTTCTTCTTCAGCTACTAAAAGCTACAGCTTAAAACAATGAAGCTGTACAATCGGCACCTAGATAAATTAGGTGAAGGGTATGACCAAATACTTGCGTTTGATTGTGAATTTTGGAGAGTATCTGGTGCTTTAGGATTTAGTGCAATTCCTAAAACGGACGAGTTTTTCACTCCTCGCGAACTCGCCGGATTCTTCATTCAAAAAGATGAAAAAGGTAGATGGGAATATTCTGGACACTTTTTTGTGACATTCAGTCCGCCTAAAAATAAAGATGTGTCATTTGTATCATCAGAATTTGCGTCCGTTTCGGCGAAGACGGCAGACGAAATGAACAAGTACCAAACGATATTTCAATCATCGTCGGATGTGTCCCAAGATCTGATAAAAGAAGCGACTAAAGTATATCTTGGAGATAAGCATATTAAAAATAACCACAAACCAAACTCATGGATCAAGACGTTTTTGAAAGAATACTCAAACTCTCGCGTGATCGTTAAAGGAACATACGATTTGGATGCTCTGAAAAATATGTGTGTTTCAAATGACTACGAATACCTTGAACCTGCCGGAATATTTGATATTGCTGAATGGAATACAGAAAGCCATAGAGTGTGTGGAACTGCGAAACTAGAAGGAACGTACGATTGCATATCTCGCAATATCGATGATTCAGGAACGAAGACGCGGCGGTTACGAGATATCCTACCGCTAGGACGCGCTCACGATCCTGCATCCGATGCAGCCATGACGTTCTTAATAGCGATTTATATAGTGGCCGCTCTTGAATAATAATGAAGCTCGTATCGTTCGATATTGGCCTACGGAACTTAGCGTTCTGTGTTATGGAAGGAACGAATAGATCCAATGTCAAAATTGTACACTGGGATCTGATCGATGTGATGGCGGAAGGGGCAGGACACGATGCGCCCAAATGCTGGAAGTGCCAAAAACCGGCAAACTGGTTGAATGGTAAGAAGGTGTATGCTTGCACACTCCATAAAACTAAGAGTGTGAAAGCTCCCACCAAGGTTTCACTCAACAAGAAAACCATTGAAGAACTCAAAAAGGAGGCTGAACCATTTGAAATACATTCAACAACGAAGAAAGGCTATGTCGACATCTTATACGCACACTACAACCTCCATGTTTGGAAACGGTGTATTAAGTCGAGCAAGCAGTGTTCAGTGGTCGATCTATCTATCCCTATTGCCGCATCGCTAGAATCTCGCAGATCTCTTTGGGAAGGTGCAGACTTAATTGCGTTGGAACAACAGCCTGATAAGCGTATGCTTTGTGTCCAGGCTATGATTCATATGTGGTTTGTGTGTCAGGGATACAAGTGCACCGGAGTTTCGGCAATTCATAAACTCACCAATATCGTAACATTAAACGATAAGACGAAAACATACAAGGGTCGAAAAAGTACTGGTATTATTCATGCAACCGAGCTTGTTCCAGCTCCTTGGAAATCGCATATGCTCAAGCATCCCAAGAAGGATGATCTAGCAGATACATTTTTACAAGGGCTATGGGTGATCGAGCATACGAAATGAGATTACGCGTACTTTATGGGCGGAAGAATATCACTATAGAATCCTGAGAACTGGAGGAGGACATGGAGAAGACCGAACTTGGCAACAAGCATCGCAAACTTCTCCCAAACATCCGACGTGCGGAGCGAGTATCCGCGCAGAGTTGCCATGACTAAGAACGTTAGGGCAGGAGGGAACGCCATCAACATAACTTCCGACGTAAAAGACCATGGTCGGTTGACAGGGTAATACGTATCTCGAACTAACGCAGAGACTGTGATGAGGAACACGAATGAAATACCGAGAATAAAGATTACAGCGTCGGTAATTAAATCACCTGAATTGATTCCAAAAATTGAGCGTGAGTAAGTATTTGCGGTCGCCGTTGAAAACACTCCAAATACGACAGATAGGACTCCACCCAGAAGTCCGCCAATAATCAGGGCCCACCATATGAAATCCATTTGTTGTTATTTGCGTTTATAATTTTCATATCAAGTCCGTAGTTCACACAAATGGGAGATATCTTTGGAGCGGATTTCCTGACAAATCCTAAAATCTCAGAGGCACCTGACTTAAATATGGCTGATCTGGGATCCATCGAGTTACCTACGTTTGGAGACCTCAAAGAGGAGCCCAAGCTCATGCCCAAACTCAGTGAGACTGGCCCTATTCAGACGAGCGAGGGATTGAACAATTTCAATGCCGAACCATTCTTCCAGCCTGCACCTAAGACTGTTCGTATGAATGATGAGCACATTCTGAAGGAGAAGTACGAAATTCTACGTAAGTTTGAGCGTCTATCTAAGCTTGGTGTTCCTATGCGGAAACGCTTTACTCTTGATTCACCCATCGAGGAGATGAAGATGGAGCTCGAGTTCATTCGTCGTGAGAAGGCGATGGACCAAACAATCAAGCAGTTTTGCGATTGGTACATTACCGGAATGTCTGCTCTCGAGTGGAGTTCCAAGAATGTAGCAGTCATGCAGGCATTTGGACTGAACCTGTCTGGTCTATCGGAGTCTGCCCAGATGAATGTAGCGGATATGGAGGAGGATTTTGAGGAGCTATATGATCTGTATGGTGACAAGCTCAAAATGCATCCGCTTGTTCGTATTCCAATTCGTACTTGTATGATGGTCTACATGGTTCATCTCACGAACCAGATGGCACAGAAGTCTCCAATTCCCAATATTGACCAGATTTTGAAGACCAATCCTGACATTGCTCGTCAGCTTGCCACCGCCGCGATGCAGCAGCAGACGCAGGCTGTGCGCGGTGCAGGTCAGGTAGCTCCAGCCGTAGCACCTCCGCCACCATCGAACCCACTTGCCGGTCTATCAAACTTCATGAGCTCCATGATGCCACCACCTCCTCCTCAGCAGACCAACGTCCGCCCTCCCATGTCCATCAAGTCGCCAATCAAACTGCCCAAGCCACAGGCTCCTGCCCCACCACCAGCACCGGCTCGTGAAATGAAGATGCCTCAGGTCAATATTGACGACTTATTGAAGTCGGTCAATGCTGGCATTCTGCCACCGCCACAGGAGACAAGGAAGATAAATACTACCCCAAAGAAGGGTGGTTCTACTGGTAAGAATTCAGTAACAATTAAGTTGTAATTTAAAACATAGGTGGCTGTTTAGCATCGTATGCTGGCTGATCGCAATCTTTCAGGCCAGCTTTAGACCGTAAATTGCGGTCTGGACTGTTGTGCATTCCTTCGCGAGAATAGACTGAATTTCCACGGAACAGACCTCCTGCTAGAATTACGAATCCAGCAGTTAGAAGGATCGAAACAACTAAATCACGAGTTCCAACAAAACATACTGCGAAAATTGCTAACCGACGAAGAAGTATGTTCTGCCCATACTCTTCATCGTTTGTGCTGAATTCGTGAACAATATAACGACTGGCTACATTTGTCAGAAGAATCATGATTCCAATCGTAAATGGCGAGGAAGCCACTGCATTGATATGATCCATTACTTAGTAAGAAGCAAACTTTTCAATCGCGCTCGTAGCAGCAGCTGGCTTAGGCTCTTGAGTGGCTGGGGGTGGAGTCGTGACAGACTTTCCGGCTTTGGCGTGATGAGCTGGTTTGTCGCCTTTCTTCATGATATCCTTGATTAGATCGGCAACAACTGGCTCCGGAACAGCCGCAGTCTTTGGTTGGGGCTTGGCAACCGCAGGCTTCTGCTCAGTAGGATCGAGGTACTCCGTTACAGATGTAGCCGTCATCAGGTAAGCAATGCCCAGGAATACTCCTACAATTAGACTCTTGTACGCCGTAACCCAAAGAATACCGAGTAGGAAGAGAGCATGCCCTACCGGAGATCCTAGGAAATCTTTAATGTGCGAAGGAGGAGGATGGGTGAAAAAAGCAATGTACAGAATTAGCAGGACTACAATAACTAACTCGATTGTAGAAAGCTTCATTTGTAATTCCTACGTGATTTCTTTTGGTGGCGTTTCTTGTGTGTTCGGCGAACACGGCGAGTCCTACGACCACCCTCTTCTCGCCCACGCTTTTTAAATAGAGTTAGACCTGTCTTTGTCGGTTCGCGAACATGTAAACACGCATTGCTCAGTGACTGACCTGACTTCGATGCAATATGTTTAGCAGCTCGGATTCGAACGTCATCTAAACCTTGGCACTCAGACGGAAGTTGTTCATCCACATCCATTTGTGTATTATCCATTTTTTTGTATACTCTGTCTGATAAGTGGGAAGGATGGCCAGTTTAGAAGAAGTTTGGGGATCGTCATTCCCAAAAAAGCACCATACCATGGCATCCAAACATTATAAAAAGGAAGAACCGCGAGATGCCGAAAAGGAGGGGCGTGTATTTCCAACTCCTGTTCATCGAACGAACGCAGCACTCCAGCGCCATCGCAAAACAATAGATGACCTCTCAGGAAGTCTACCTATTGTCCAGAATGATGATGAGGCGGAGGCTAATTATGGACCTGCTCGAGTGGAACGCACCGAGCATTTTACTTCAACGAAAGCAGGGTATACGAAACCATTTGTAGATTACGATCCAGGTGTGAACTTTGCCTATGCGCCTCAAAATTTTCAGAACGCTGCTCATGAACTTAAACTTGATAAAATTATGCGCATGATCGAGCAGAACCGCACAGGGTACGAGACCCCCACATCTCAGGACATGATGCTCTATATTTTTACCGGAGTGTTTTTCCTCTTCACACTAGACACGTTTGTAAATTTAGGTAAGCGTATGGGTTAAGCGCGATCAGTTAGACGAGTCTCCATACTAGAAAAGTCATCAAATGCATTCTCAAGCATCTCAATCTCTAAAGACAGCGTAAAATCAACCGTACGGTTTGATGAGGCAGCAACAGCGCCATCGGACGTCCAATACACAAACCCAGTATTTCCCTGCTGAGCGTGTGTGCGAACACGAATATGCAGACGATCAAGAGTACCCAGAGCTGGAGTGAAACGAGTTACGTTATCCTGCCCTGAGTGATCGTTATACTCGATAAATGAACCGTTTAGGACCGCAGGAATCTTAGCTAAGAATCCATCACGGTATGATGAACGGTTCGCGGCAACACTTGTCTCGTCGGAATAATTGAGTCCCTCTATATCAAGTAAAAAGTAGTACGTGTTGGATGTTAGTGCAGTATCGCTGCTGTATACGGTGGCATTCGAGTTTGAACCGACCGAATATGGATGCGTACGTGCACCAGGACCGGATGTTACACTGACTAAAGGAGGAAACTCTCCAGACATGACACGAATGGCAACTACATTCTGGTACTGACGAGGAAGGTAAATCACAAAATCGCCATTTGTGTAATAGCGTGACACATCGCGATCGGCTGAATCAATAGAAAGAACCTTCTTTACAGTTCGCAGTGTCTTTACAGGCTTCGAGGTGGAGACAGCGTGTCCATTGTAATCGAACATCTTGTTCATCTTTGATATTTCACATGGGAAGTTTTACAGGTCTTATTAAACCAAGCACGAGCTTTGGGAGTTTTCTTAGCTTTTCGAACAAGATCCGAATCGGTCGTGTAATGAGTCTTACCACACGTCAGCATACTTGCGGCACGAGCATACCCCCACTGCTGAGCAGTTGCACCTGGACGATGACCTGTTCGCCACGCCGCCATTCCGCGGTTATAGGACTGTCTGACTAAACCCAACGGAACACCAGTCGCTTGTGAATACGCTTGTAATGAATGGGCGTTAGGGAACGTTCGTTTCCATTCCTTAATATACTTCGATGTGCGTGTTTTGATACCCTTGTCAGTTAAAAATGGTTTGTATGCGTTTGGATTTTTCCACGACATCGTGCGCCGGCGTGTTGCTGTAGATTTTCGTTGTTTGTTTTGTTTGGCAGTAAGGCCTCTATAATATCTTTCAGGCCAGTACATTATTTAAAACGACATAAAACCTAATTTCTCAGAAATTTCAGCCAGTTCATCCTTCGGAATATACTGTCGCACGAGAGGCTCGACATTTTCTGCGAAGAGGCGATACACTTGGAGATCGAATGTCCCATTTGCACAGATAGAGCTTTCCAAGTTGCGCATGAGTATTTCTGCGCGTCTCTTATTCTCCTCCAGCGCCGTTCTCTGTTCGTCGTCTTGAGCAATCACCAGTATACAATTAAAGTCGTCGAAGTGCTTTCGTATATCCAAGATAAACTCTCGGTGTTCATCCTTCCACCATTGGTCGATGTGTGTTCGGTCGCCGACATCGATAAGTACACGCATAAGCTTGAGATAGTTTGCGTGTTTTTGAACATCGGTTAGCTCCATTGTACCATTACTCGGTCTTGATCTTGAGCTTCAAAAGTCCATTTTCAAGGGCAAGCTCCTTCTTGCAGTTTGGGCACTCCATCTTTGGCTCAGGAGAAGGAGTCACCTCAGTCGAGAAGAACGTATAACCTTGAACCTTACTTGGTCCGTAAACAAAGTTCTTCACCGACTTCTGTAGAGGCTTACCGTGAGACTTCAAACCAGTAAACGCGCAAGCAGGAAGCCAGTCGTAATAGCTTGGAGGCATGAACTCATACCCAGGCCGCTTGGAAACAGATCCAGCATAACTCGATCCCTCAGGAACACCTTCCATAGTCTCCAACGTTCCCTCAGGGAACAGAAACCGCTTCTTCTTGGACTCGGAAATGGAGTCTACATTTGTCATGTTGTTTGAAATCAGTCGCGCGGTTGGGACAATGTAATACGTCTTGCCAACGACGAGATGTTTGGGCTCAATGCGCTTGTACATCTTGTTTGCTTCAAAATGTCTCTTACAATAAAATTATTTTGGACCGAACTAATCCATTTTTAACGAGGAAACATACTGATCTCTCGCTGTCCACGATGAATCCCACGACCGCTCCATCCAGAACCTTCACTCAAGATAGTGGGTAATCTATCAAATACTTTGGGCATTACCTGATACCATGCCGGAGGTATCACTTGAGGCCTAGACAACACAAACAAAGTGACTACCATAAAAAACATAAGAACGACCAACCACACGTCCATCTTTATACTTTAATCATAGAACCGGTTATCCAAATAGTGAATGCAGCTGCAACCTGTGCTAAAATATAAGACAATGCCTTCGCCTTACCAATCTTTCCGGATGCGAGCGCCCACGCAGTAATCGCAGGGTTGAAGTGTCCACCTGAAATCTTACCACCCAAACCGACGGCGACAGCAAGAGCGGCAACAACAAATAAAGGAGATGAAGTGAACGCTACCGCTCCAATCAGTAAGCACGTACCAAGATATTCGACAAATGCAGGAGTATACATTTGTATTACTTTAATAAACAGAAATGAAGTATTTAGTCGTGAAAGGTTGGCTTGGATTTGGCGACCGATTACAATCTTTAAAGATGTGTATAGTCTATGCCCTGCACTATAACCTACAAATATACGTAGATTGGTCAGATTCTATTTGGAGTCATGGCGATGAGTCATTCTATACATATTTTAATATTGTCAATATGCCTGTATTGAAGTCTCTACGCGATATTCCAGCGAATGCAACCTACTACCCTCCTTACTGGAAAGACAATATCCTAAAACCATTTTCGCAAGAATTATTTGAACGACAGAAAGAACTGAACTTAAATTTAGGAGTTATACGAACACCCTTTGATGCAGATGTACTGGTTCATTCAAGTATTGGTGGGCGAGCACTGTTTGAGGATGTTTCAAAATTTGTAAAGGTATTTCGTGTGATAGATCCTCGAATAAAGAATGAAGTTTTATACAGACAAAATAATTATCCACTACATAAGTCTTTAGGGTTTCATATTCGCGGAACAGATAGGACTAAGACAAAAATTAAAAAGGAACAAAGTATTCAGTTAATTGCAGCAAATGCCGTAATGAACGGTGCATTTAATGGTATGCCACTCATTACAGTGTCAGACGATAAGGAAAGTCTTGAAATATGGAAGCGATTCTTTCCTGACACTATTATTTTCAGCAAACTTTCAATTGAAAATACATCTGTAAAGGGAAATCATAATGCATCGAAAGATGAACTGTCTGTATCCAAGGATACTATGAATGTGGATATGTTAATTGATTTTTTCACTCTTGGCAGCTGTCAGCGAATTCTGAGTACGTTTCGAGACAGTCGGTTTGCAGTTGAATCTCGCGTAATGGGTCCACATATAAAAACAATATTAGGAAACGAATAAATTTCATACGAATCACAAAGATAGCATGCTTACGCTACAAGGGTACAAACTTGATAAGAATAATGTACCCAATCTCATTCAATTAAAAACTGCACTTACCGTGCGACCATATATTCCCTCCGTCTTCGTGAAACCCCAGTATGTTCAGAAGTATCCGGTATTTGTAGAGACAAAGGATCATATATTTGTGCCAAAACATTACGGAATTGCTGAATTCGGACTCCCAATCCAAACTGAACGAGAAGTTCCAAAAACTGATCCATCATTTTGGGTATTTGAAGGTAAGATCCGTGAAACCCAAGTAGACGTAGTAAACTCTTATTTAACTCCGGAACCACGAGACGGTATTATCTCTCTCCAAACTGGCGGAGGTAAGACCGTGTGTGCACTGTACATCGCGTCGAAGATTCAGATGCCAACAATCGTGTTAGTTCACAATACCTTTCTGCGCGACCAATGGATTGAACGAATCAAAGCTTTCCTTCCTAAAGCAAGAATTGGATCTCTGCAGGCGGATGTTGTGGATATTGAGAACAAGGATATTACGGTCGCCATGCTTCAAAGCGTAGCGTTGAAAGAATACCCTAAAGGAACCTTCGACCGATTTGGGTTTATGATTGTCGACGAGTGCCATCATATTGCTTCTGAAGCCTTCTCTCGTGCAGTTCCTAAACTAACTTGTAAACATATGCTGGGTCTTTCAGCGACTCCGGAGCGAAAGGACCGATTAATGTGTGTCATTAACTGGTTTCTTGGTCCAATGCTTTATAAATCGGATGCTGGCGACAAAGTTGACGAGAACGTCAAGGTGGAAGTGTACGAATTCACTGGCGACGAAAAGTACAATGAAATCATCTACAATAATTCTGGAGTGATGTTCACGACGTTGATGATCAACAAGGTTGTGGAATACGAGCCACGAAACACGATGGTTGCTGGACTGATTGAAGATTTGGCGGATGAAGAAGGGAGGCAAATACTTATCATGACGGATAGAGTAGGACATACAAAAACGTTGTTCGATCTTCTTCCAGATCACAAAAAAGGTATGGCATGTATTCTGGGCCGCGATGTCCCAGCCAAAACTCGAGCTGAATGGTGTTCTACCAAGAAGATCCTGATTGCGACTTACCAGATGACGAAGGAAGGCTTCGATGTCGCAACTTTGAATACACTTGTAATGGCAACTCCTCGTCCGGATGTAGACCAAATTGTTGGACGAATTCTTCGAGTCGAAAAGAAGGGAAGAAAAGTAGATCCGCTCATCATAGACATTGTCGACGAATCGTTCAGGCGTCAGTTTCAGGAACGGCTGAGTCTGTACAAGAAGAGGAATTATACAGTTGAGAAAATGAAACTCTTATAGAAGTAATGGGAAAGACGCGTCGGAAGCGCGGAGATAAGAAAACGCGCCGTGGCGGAAAAATTTTAGGCGAAGGCAAATTCTCAGTTGTTGTAGACCCAGCTATTCCGTGCAAGGATGGTCGCGATATGTCCAAGTATGTGTCTCGCGTATCCAAGCGCATGAAATGGGACGATATTGCGTCAAAGGATCATCCGAAACTCATGAAGAAACTCGCTGAACTTGATCCGGACCAGAAATACTTTTTTTACCCACAGTACTGTGAGCCAGGTCCTATGTTAAAAGAAAACAAGCTGGACGGTGTGAACTACGAGAACAAAAAGTATTCGGAAATCCTTTTGAAAGGAAACGATGTTTGGAACTCGCTGGGTCGCAAAAATCGGTCGTGGGAAGGATTTTTAAAGGGTAAGAAAATGGGTAAAAAGGTAGAATTTGCTGGACGATCGCAGGCTCAATTGGATCATCTAAAGAAGGCGATTGAATTACTCCACACTAACGAGATTGTCCATCATGATCTGCATGGACAGAATGTGATTATCGCAGACGATGGAATGCCTCGTATTATAGATTTTGGGTTCGCGACACTGGATTCGCCTCAGTCTGCTATCGAGTTAGAGAAGGCATACATTGATTTTGCTTGGCCAAGTTTAGATGTGAACTGGTTCAGGAGCCGTTAACCTAAACCAATAAATGCAAGCGCTCGTGAAAGAAAAGTCGGACTGGGTGTCACAAACGGAGTGTTGATATCCCACGAAAGAGGGTACTCAGACTTACGAATAAATTTAGCATTGTACCTTACCTGCAGCCAGTAGTTATGGCGCATACGGTGAAGAACACGAACTTCATTCGTGTACGGATTGTAATCTACAACTCGTCCACTGACACCACCAATCGTATCTACAAACACAGTATCGTTCGGTTTGAACATTTACTTAAATACCATCGCCTTCGTCAAAATCAAACTGACCTGCTGTATTCGAATAATCATCATGAGGTCGATCTGCTTTATCGCCGTAGTCTCCGTAATCTGTTTCAATAGGTAATCCATTATCGCCCAAGTTATCCTGATCTTCGCCATCGCGACGAGTGAATCCACCTTCAGGAACGTCTTCATCAAACTCTGGGTCTGTGTTTCCTTCCTGGATTGCCGGTTCATCGTAGTTGTACTCACGAGCAAATATCTCGCGATCTTCATTCGTAATAATGAATGGAGCAATACCGATATCTAATAGTCGTTTTGTAATATCGCGCTGCTCGTCTGTCATAGCTCGCATGCGCATTTTGAACGTTTCGCGCTCCTTTGTTCGTGTTACGTTCACCTCTTTTTCTGCGTCTTCTTTTTTAATCAGAATCATTCGCATATTTAGGTCGCGATTCATTGATGAACGCAAGCCCTCAATGACCTTATCCTCATTCTGGATACTGTGAAACAGTTCATACAGCATGCCGCGCACTGCATCACGAACTAAGGAAGGAGACTTTCGAGTATCCAACGATGTTGCAAATTGGCGATAAGGGATGACATATCGGACAGGAAATTCTAATGTCGAAATTATATCTAACACACGATTGAGTAAAGAAAGCAAGGCAATGCCGTCGTTCTCGTTCTTAATAAACGTTTCAATCGCATCTAATTTTATTTTTGGGAATCCAAGCGATACCATTTTTGCGATCTCTTTAGAGTCAGGGAATAGGTACGTATACTTGAACTTTTCAGGTTGAATAAATGTCGCATTCTTTGAAGGAACTAACCCTTTCCAAAGCTCAAGTTTTTCCTGAACAATACTTGGCATTAACTTACCTGTTATGATGCCAGACGGTTTCAACGAAACACATACTGGCATTTTTTCAGACCCAAATCGTTCATGTGTAGAAAAGTCGTACTTTGATGGCTTTATGATGGGAAGTAGTAAATCATTTGTCAAAACTTCCACGTCAACCTTATCGAAACGTTCTTTGGCCGCAGCAAAGTCGGCCTTGAACTTCGTATATGCTTGTGTGATATACCGTACAGTCTCATCACGAACTTTACGCTTGTTTGTAATTATAGCTCGCAGAACTGTAGCGACCGGTTCCTTAAATGAATTGGGAAACTCATCAAACGTCTGTTTGAGAGAATACAGGATATTGTCAAGAACAGGTGATTCATTTGGATCCGTCGAGTCGCGAGGAAATCCGGATAATTTCACAATCTTTGAACCGAATGAACGACGAGGAATTAGGAAAGGATTGTGTGTCTGTAACAGAACAACCATTGCAGCAATACCTAAAATTCCTTCTACTCGTCGCTTATCGGATACTCCAAGCTTAGCACTGCGTTTAGCGGCCGCTGCAACTTCGCGAAGATTTCCCAAAATAGGAAGAAGTTGGTTTTCCGTGGGAAGAGTTTGAAATATGGCAAGTAAAGTATAGAGAAGAATCTCGCCGGCACTATTCATATCGAATACACGTTTCAGTTCGCCCAATGAATTCGTAAAGGATGCTGGATGTGACTCGCCATGGTAAGCGGATTCCGCTAGAATATCGTGCGAGACAATGGGATTCCCTGCATCATCAAAATCATCCTGCGATACAAATACATCGGCATTCACCTGTTCTCCACAGAATCTACAAACACGAAACCCATCATCAACTGCCGTCCATTTCGTATAAAACGCTAACCTATCCTGTTCTAAATCTCCACCAAGCTGAGAAAGGGTGTGCAAACATACTACAGGTCTGCTCTGAGCATCCACATAGTTATTATTCACGATATTCAATTCGCGAACAAGTAAATTAATTTGATACGCTTTATCTGCATTTTCTAGTTCAGGATCTGAAAGGATTGTGACAATATGCCCATGCATCTCTGAACGGTCAGTAGGAGTATATGTTTCGTAGACTGGTGCCACCTTCTTTACTGGCATAGCCTGAAATGCACGAAGAAAGAACTGGTGTTGCTTCATAATATCTGTAGGGGTTGTCTCATACCAGGCAATCTTACCCTTTGAAACAGTTTCCTGCTTTTCTTGTGTTACATACGTTGTAGGAGCACACACTCCAGGAGTTCGATACACGCCTGACGCCAAAAACTCTTCAAAGTTCGATGTCTGCAAGCATTCGTCTGGTGTAGATGCTGGTAGTTGAACGACTGGTTTTTCTCCAGGCGTTTCTGGTGGAACAAGACCATGGTCTCCAGCCTTAGACATGATCATCTTCACGATAAGGTTACCACTATCTTCTTGATTCATCAGCCACATGCGAGGAAATACACCCTTCTGCCATTTCAGCATATAAGACGTCTGAATATCGTCGCTCGGTGCAACGATCTCTGGGGACTGGGGAAACGTAACAGATAAAACAGGGGGATGGGATTCAATCCTATCAACTGGAGGAAACCTCTGTTTCCAAACACTCCATGGAACTTGTCCAATCTGGACATCGTATACTTTCATATACTTCAATCCTTCGACGTATGGGTCGGTTGTCACTGGAACAGCGTGAGACACAATCGCTTCAATTGATGGAAAAATAGTATTCAGGTTTTCAGTCGTTATATACTTTGATGCGTTGCTCGATTTTAAAAATGGGTGTTCGGCAAGTGGAGTTGGAATTTCGAGATCACGTTTTTCAATATAGTAACCTATTGAACGAATATCGTCTGCAGTGTTTGGAATTGGGATACTCATAAGATTGAACGTTCCATCGTCGTGTAATACACCCTTTGTGCGAGTATATAATCCAAGTACATTTATCGGTTTATTTCCTTCTTCATTGAGAGCAGTTGTTTTATAATGAATGGGCACGCCATCGACTCCTTTTGTGCGATACGGATTTGGTAAGGCAGTAATAAGTTGTGGATAATAATTAGGAGTATCGCGTCGGCTCTTGTCAAATAATGGCTGCCATAAGTCCGCGAATGAATACGTTTCATAGTCAAATGGAGCATAGATTGGCTTTACCCAGTCAACGGAGACCTTCTTTCGCTCCATATCCACGCGATAATCGATATCCGTAATCACAATATTCTGCTGATAAAGAGTTTGTAGCCGATCAACTTCATGTTCGATCTTCTTGTATTCTGCTCGCGTAATGTGCTTTTTCTTTGGAAGAACCTTATCCGAGTAATCGAGTAATTGTTCTTCGAGAGTGAAAAATCGTAGTTCTTCAGGACGCTGCAGCTCTTCCTCAAACTCGATAGATTCAATTATTTCAAATTCAGATGGTTCAAATACTATATCGGTTTCCATCGTTATTCTAATAGTAAACAATATTCCTCGATAATTTTCTTTGCCTTTGTGAGCACTGACTCTGGGCTCTTTTTTGTGACAAAATCAATATTCATTACATTCTTAAGGGGATGAGGAATATCGTAGGATACAAACTCTACATCGCTGTCCGAATACATGACTTCCTGAAATAGGTAGCCTAGAGTATGACCACCCTGTTCAATTGAAACCTGGTAACGTACACCGGCCGCTTCGTTCACATGCTTAATGTTCTTGATAGCTTCCGTCATGTAGTTATCCAGACGCTTACGTAGAATCTGACCTGCCATCTGAAGTAGTTCGCGAGACTTCAACACACCTACACTCTCAATTGTCAAATCGAACCAGTTTGGGCGGTCCTTCTCGTTTCGTGAATACGACCTCTGAATAAGGAAGTTATCAAAGAGTCGAGGGTCACCTCCACTCTCAACGTGAATCTTACGGTCACTCTCAGCACGGACAGGGTCAATGTGCCACTTGACCGATGCAGTGCAGACCTGTGAAGCATTCTCGGAATCTACGTCAAGTCGACCAACAATATGAACATTCTCGCCTGCTCGTAGCTTTAGAAACAGACAAGGGGTACCGAAATCTCGATCCTTCATGAGAAGGCCCTCGCGACCAGCCTCAACAGTAAAGTGATCCGTGGTCAGCGTTCGAGCCTCCTTATTATCAACAATACGTAATTCAATCTTTGCATTCTTGATCGTTGCCGAGTCTGATGGAAGAACATTGACAGGCAGCATTTCGGTACGATGCTTCAGCATCTCATGTGGAATTTGAGAACTATTCTGAAGGATCTGGACATCGCGAATTACAACCGTAGGAATACCAGTAATAAGAATACGGCGAATAGCGTTGACAAAACTAACCGGAGTATTCAGTATCTCACAGCTGAGTTCGTACCCCTTATTTGCGACCTTGATGTTTTGAATCTTCGCCATCTTTGACTCTTCCATATTTCGTTATGTTTCATTCCGTTTTTTTCCTGAAAACTCATAACTAGATGTCGCAGCCATACTTATTCTATAGTGATCGCGATCCGCATTCAAAGCAGATTATCGAGACTCTTAAGGCCTTGAATAAAGCTGGTCTATATAAGTTTATCGACGCACTATCACTTCAGCCAGCTCAGCGTCCGGCTTGGCTTAAGGCGGTTCCAACTCTGTACGTTCCAGACACGAAGGAGGTCGTTGTTGGAAAGGATATTTACGGATATATCTCCAAGCCTACCAATTCACGTAAGGAGCTACCTACAAAGCCAGAACAGGGTGGATCAAATCCCCAAAATCAAATTGGAGAACTGTCGCCTTGGGGGTTTGAGGGTACCGGTCGTATCGGTGAATCATATTCTTTATGGGACACTCCAGGTCAGTTTGCAAATACCGAAGGAAGTAGCTTATACACCTTCCTTGGGAATGCAGTTGCATCGGCAGTCGGAAGTTCCGAGCCTTCATCGACAAATACAATTGATAAGTCAAAAACATCATCAAATTCTGATGTAGGAAAGCGTATGGAGCAAATGATGGCTCAGCGTAAAACTGAGTTCGGAAGTGTTGAACGCAAGTAATTAACGACGACGTCGTCCACCGGAAGAAATATCACCAATAAGGTTTACCCCAGATACTCCCTGTTTCCATACAGGTGTAAATAAAATTCCAACCAATAAGATTGTCATCGAACTTCCGATGATTATCCAATGAACTGTATCTTGCCTTGCACTTGCTGGTATATACGTTGGAATCCACCAATATATTCCTGACGTCTGTACCGCTATAATCAGAATGAACAAGAAGATCATACTCATATTCATCGCATCAAACTCAGTTTTTAAAGCAGTCATTAAAAATAGCAATATCGAATATGAGACCATTGCCCAGTGAGTTGCATCATCTTGTTGGTTAGCCGGTACATATTTTGGTATAAGGAAAAATACAACTATAAATAGTGCTAATAAAGTTATAGCCGTTATGCCGTACACAATACGTGCATCCATTACAATTATCAAAAGGTTTTAATAGATTCGAGTATAGAATAAGTAATGGCATCCAAGCAAGTTTTGACCTCAGCATTTTTTGACCAATTTACATCATTCACGACTGAACTGTGTGGAATGTATCCTGATGATGCAGACTTTTCGATGTTTGCTACGACGTTGAAGTTGATGAAGATGACCAATCCAGCACTCGTCATACAGTATGTTCGTGACAATGTCCTCCAGTTTGAGGACAAGATCATGAAGAAGGATGAGTCGTTCTTTCTTGATTACAGTTTTGCAGAGTATGCTGAAGCAGTCGATATGAATATTTTTCAGAAGCTCCGACAGTATATTGCAAATATGAGTCCTGCGTCAAAAAATAGTGTTTGGACGTATATTCAAAATATTCTTCGTCTAGCTAAAGCCATCCAGTAAAGGAACTGCAACGGTATCAAATCCGTATAAGTCGCGAGGTTCCAATGTTTGAAGTTCGTGAATAGCATCCTCCGGCTTACCAAAGTTTCGGAATAGTATTTGGTTCACTTCTGCTGGAGACCAACGATACTCTAATTCAGGCGTTGTCCAATCTTCAAATTCACGATCATAGAAACTATGAACCATTTCACGAAGAATCTCGCGATTACACTTCTTGAAATGGACTATCATATCTATACGCCCAGGTCGGATCAAAGCCTTATCGATTCGCTCAGGATAATTGGAAGAAATAGCAATAATACGTCCAGACGTTTCAAGTGTTCCATCGAGAAGGTTCAGAAGGAAAGAAAGATCAATCACTTCTGGCTCATCCTCGTCCTTATGTGCCGCAGCCCAAGCATCTTCATGGGATTTTTCTTTCTTGGGAGCCGGAACCTTGAATTCGCGGCTCAGAACGGCGTCTCCCATCGCGTCAATGTCTTCAATCACGTACAAACGCTCATGGATTGGAATCGTGTACTTTTCTACCGTATTACCATTATGAACATGGATATCGTCGTTGTAAAACAAGTGAGTCAGCTGAGCCTTGGTCTTGATTTGACTTAAATGGATGTTAATGATATGGCGACGAGCCGTATTGGCAATGGCCTTAATTGACGATGTCTTTCCACACCCTGGGCCACCATGAAACATGAACCCTAACGTGTATGGAATACCTTTATCTTCATACCAATCCTTACGTTTCAGAAAGAAGTCCATATGATTTCGAACTTTTTGGCGCTGCTCAAAGAAAACATTTTCAAATGTACGAGTCGTATGAAACTTGTGCTTTGTATAAATGAGGTGAGTTGTGGGTAACGGATTCTGACTTGATCGCTTATTCTTTACAGCTGTCATCATATCGAAGTAATAGAGAGACGTTCCAAGTTTATTTGCTTGTGTTCGCTCGTAATCTGCATTACAGCGATCTACAAAGTCGCGTAAATATTGTGACTCATGATCGTAACAGAAAATACGAAACTTTACATTATCAAGTTCACCGTCCGTATGTTTTAGAGACGTTAACTGAAAGTAGATGTCTGATTCTATCATGATTGGTTGAAATTCGTTCGGTAGATAATCTTGGTGATTCACGAACAGAAGATTGCGAATAGCTGGAATAGTGCTTACATAATGAACGACTGAATCCATGCGGTTCTGACTTGTGCTTACAGATTGGACCTGTTTTCCGCTTGTTTTCATTACACGCTCACACTCAATTGTGGCACGAATGGTCTTATTAGGCGGAGGTGGGGTTGAAGGTTCTAGGCGCTTTCGCTGACACATAATCTCTTGTAGACGAGGATACCAGTATGAATAAGAAGACATTATCTTATCAAATAAGGTAATCCCAATAAAACTATAAAGTGGATTTTGCCCTATACCCATAGACATTCCCATCGTCAGGAGCATCTGGTTTCTCAGCATATCGTTCAGACCAGCCTGCTGCATTATTGGTTAAGTATGGCATTATGAAAACGGAATTATTTCGCACACACTTGTAGACAGCAAGAATGGGAGAAGTACTATCTGTTCAAATGCCTCATCAAATTAATCAAATCATCAAGCGCGTTCGACCTAGCAATTGGACTCTCTCTACTCCTCCTACCAAGCGTCCTCGTATCTTTATAGAGGATGGAGCCAAAGCTCCTAACCTAGATAAAATCGCAGTGGTAAACTAAATGAGCTGGGATCCCAGGACATGGGCGATTTTCAATAAAACCAAATCTGCACCGTCTTCACAGGGTGCAACTGCTACGCAACGTCCACCTAAACCAGCTACGGTCAATGCAAAAGGTGACTATAGCATTCCTGTAGAGAGCGATGAGTCTGCTGCAGGTGGTCGTCGTAAGCGCCGCACAACTCGTCGTGGCGGATTCCGTACACAGGATGTGAATACTGCAGCACCTCTTTCCACGGTAGGACCTCAGGGACCTCTAGGTGGTGCACGCGGTCGTACTCGTAAACACAAGGGTCGTAAACACCATACTCGCCGCCGTTAAGTACGACCAATACACATATCTAATGTAGGGACGTTCACATTCACCGGCTTCGACCTTTTTAGTCGTAGTTGCTCAGACGCCTTTTCTACTACGTCATTTGAGAGTGATACATACTTTTTGATATCACGCAAAGGTCCCTGCACGTTCATTGAGGGAAATAGTAGACGAATAGGATGAATCTCAGACAGAACAATATCATTGTCCGTAGTGATGTAGTCACGATACTGCTGAATATCCAACGGTCCACCAAACAGTCGAAGTAGACTTCGTGGTGGGGCAGGAGATAACGTTCGGATTGTATACAGTTCACTGTATAGATGACCTAAAAGAGCATGACGATTCCACTTTGTAGAATCCGGAATCTTATTATCGGAATAATTGTATGCAAGTGCACATTCTGGGGAACAAAAGTTTCCTTCGCACGAATACATGTTATTGTAAACATCGTATGAAATGGGAAGAACACATGATACCCAATCAAAGTGATGAGAACACCAAAAACATGCGGTCTGGGGAGTATATCGTTCAACTTGAACCTTAGACAGAACACTCTTCAGAAGATCAGTATTGAACCGCTCAACGTTCTGAATAACTTCCACACTATTCAGAATATCAGAATACGACGTGGCATCCCCTGCTGGAATAATTTTTTGATTCGCATCCTCTGAAATCTTCAAGTAGAATACAACCGGTGTTTCATCAACGGATGGCTTCGTCACCACCGTCTTCGATTTCCTGGGCGGCATTTACAGTTAATATTATTCAACTGTCAAAATCAAATGAGAATTGTGTGTATGACAAACGAAGGGCAGCTTCCAATGATGAAGAACATGTTAAATTCTGCCATGAAAGCTGGTTTTAACATGAGTATGTTTCACTGCTATATCATCTCATCGAATAAAGAAGCGGCTTCATATTACACTTTAAATTTTAAGAAAATAACAACGAAAAAGTTCGAAGTTATTCTGATGAATATGAACTACGGACAGACAGTTTTATGGGTAGACAATGATGTTGTTTTTTTCCAAAATTGTCTTTCAAATATTATTTCAAATCCTGGATCATTCGTTATGCAAGATGATTTGTGGGGATTCTGTACTGGTTTCTTTTTAGTGAGACCATCATTATTTACGAATTTGTTAATTCAGAGGTGTGTAGATAGATTAAACAGAAATCTCCAAAGTTCCGAAAATGATCAGCATGTCTTTAATAGTTTAGTGAAAATGAATCGATTTGTTCAAGTCGTAAAACTTCCAATTGATGAGTATCCGAATGGATTAACATACTTCTCCGAAAACAACAAATCAAAGGCAAAAATTGTCCACAACAACTATCTAGAAACAACGGCTGAAAAGGTTCAAAAGTTCAAAGATAGTAATTTATGGGATGAAAGTGACACTGCTTTTAATGTAGTAAATAAGTATTATATATAATAAATGCATATTGATTATTTTCAAGTTGGATCACATATAGGTAATACTACAAATGATCATATTTTTAATAAAATTACGTCTGGAATGAATGTTATTTTAATAGAACCTATGCCAGAACTTTTTAATAAATTAGTGGTTAATTATTCATATAAAACCCATAACAATAATATACAATTTATGAATATTGCAGTAAGTAATCATGATGGAGTATTAGATTTATACAAGTACCCCCCTCCTCCTTCTTCTTTTAAACTTTCGTGGATGTCCACACAAAAACAACCAGAATGGACAGATCAACTAACATCTGTAAATAAAGACCACTTAGTGATGCACGGATTTAAAAATGTTCCAATTAATAAAGTAACTGTTAGTTGCAAGACTTTAAATACTATTATATCAGATAATAATATTACATCAATAGATAATTTATTTACGGATACAGAAGGTCATGACTATGATATACTTATGCATATGGATTTAAGTATTGTGAAACCAAAAAATATTTTATTTGAATCTATTCATACCGATGGATCGCGACAAAGAGGTGCAAATTACAGAACTCTCCTAAATAAGTTTATAAATAATGGTTATACAGTTATTTCGGAAAATGGCGATGATACTTTAGTATCTTTGGTGTAAAACGAATTTAAAGAGACAAGAAATTACAGGTATTCAAGACGATGGATCTCTCCAAGCAATACCGTAAACATACGCATCGCGAGCACATTCTTTCTCTGCCTGATACTTACATCGGTAGCATTGAGAACACGACGGAAGAGCATTACATTATTGATGGTGAATCATTCAAGAATGAAACTGTAAATCCATTTAATCCTGGCTTCTACAAGCTCTTCGATGAGCTACTTGTCAACGCACACGATCACGCGGTGCGTCTGCGCCAGCGTAATTCGCCAAATCCAGTCAAGAACATCGCAATTTCAGTCGAAGAGAATGTCATCACGATTCGCAACGACGGTGAGTCCATCGATGTCGAAAAGCATCCAGAGTACGGTTGCTACATTCCCCAAATGATCTTTGGCGAGCTACTGACGTCCACGAACTACGACAAGAACGAGAAGAAGCTGGTGGGCGGCAAGAATGGCTACGGCGTAAAGCTCGTAAACATCTTCGCTAAAAAGCTGGTTGTGACTGTTGTGGATGGTACTCGCAACTTGAAGTATGTTCAAACCTTTGAGGACAATATGTCCAAGATTGGTGAGCCGGTCATTAAGGCATCGAAAGTCAAGCCGTATGTCGAGATTTCATGGACGCCTGACTTCGCGCGATTCGGATGGTCAACTCCTGCAATTCCTGCAGGGATTCTTCAGGTCATCCAGCGTCGTGTTTCTGATCTCGCAATGACAGTTGGGAAGGAAGTTAAAGTTACATGGTGCGGCACACAGGTTAAGTTCCGCGACTTTGCAAGCTACATCTCCTGGTATCTTCCGAAAGATGCAGTCATCGTCACAGAGGTGCCTCAGTTCGGATGGCAGGTTGCAGCCAGTGACACTCCGACGGACAAGTTCTTTAGTGTCAGCTTTGTGAACGGTATTTGGACGCGATCTGGCAAGCATGTGGATGAAATTGCTAATCAGATAGTTTCGTACTTTGTAAACCATCTGGAATTGAAGAAGAAGTTGAAGGTCAAACCTTCGCTCGTAAAAGATTCGTTATCAATCTTCATTAACTGTTTGGTCGAAAATCCAAGTTTCAATAGTCAGACCAAGGAGGTTCTTACCTCAAAAGTTTCGTGCAAGCTATCCGAAGATTATCTCAAGAAGTTGGTCTCCAAACTGGGAGTCGTAGAGCGCGTCATGGCGCAACAGGCAGTGAAGGATACGAAGGAAGCATCCAAGACGGATGGTAAGAAGCAATCAAAAATTGTCGGTATTCCTAAGTTGGATGATGCAGTGTATGCTGGTACGGCAAAGAGTCATGAGTGCGTCCTGATTCTTACTGAGGGAGATTCGGCGAAAGCGATGGCCCTGAGCGGTCTGTCGCAAGATCAACGCAAGTTTTACGGCGTGTTCCCTCTCAAGGGTAAGCTCCTGAATGTGAAGGATACGAGCGCCAAGAAGGTCGAGACGACCGAAGAGATCGCAAATTTGAAGAAGATTATTGGTCTGGAATCCAACCGTAAGTATGCAGATATCAAGAGTCTGCGGTATGGTCGAATTATGATCATGACTGATCAGGATTATGATGGCTCGCATATTCGCGGCCTGCTCATCAATGTATTCCACGAATTGTGGCACGAACTGATCAAAATGTCCGGATTCATTACGTACATGGCTACTCCAATTGTAAAGGCAACGAAGGGTAAGGACGTTCGATCCTTCTATACACAGTACGATTACGAGGAGTGGCGGAAGACGGCTGCAGCGAAGAGCTGGGCTGTCAAGTATTACAAGGGATTGGGTACGTCTACGAGCACCGAGGCCAAGGAATATTTCAAGTCGCTGAATGTGATTCCGTATGCGTTTGGCGAGAAGAGCGACGAGAAGATCGATTTGGCGTTCAATAAGGCTAAGGCGGATAATCGCAAGGATTGGCTGAAGACGTATCGTCGCGAAGACATTATAAATTCTGCGCCTGGAACTTCGCTAAAGTACGAGGATTTCGTGGACAAGGATCTCATTCACTTCTCCAACTACAACTTGGAACGATCAATTCCGAATGTAATGGATGGTCTGAAAACTTCGCAGCGCAAGATCCTGTTCTCGGCGTTCAAGCGTAATTTGAAGCACGAGATTCGCGTAGCCCAGTTTGCTGGATATGTCTCCGAGCATTCCGGATACCATCATGGTGAGGCGTCGCTGAACGATACGATTGTAGGTATGGCTCAGGACTTTGTGGGTTCCAACAATATGCCGTGGTTTGTGCCACAGGGACAGTTTGGAACTCGCCTGCAGGGCGGTAAGGATTCTGCATCGCCTCGTTATATTCACACGTATCTCCAGCCTCATGTCCAGCACCTCGTTCCATCCGACGACTTTCCATGCCTGAACTATCGTGACGATGATGGTCTACCGGTCGAGCCAGATTGGTATGCCCCCATTCTTCCCATGCTGTTGATCAATGGATCGCGCGGTATCGGCACTGGATACTCGACGTTCATTCCACAGTTCAATCCTCGCGAGCTGAAGGATGCGATCGTGGAATGGTTGGAGAAGGGCACTGGTCTGAATCGTGAGTTTGCACCGTACTACTCGAAGTTTAAGGGTAAGATCACTAAACTAAACAAGACGGATTATGAGGTCTCTGCTAACTTCAACATTTCTGGGGACACGACCACGATTACCGAGCTACCGATCGAGACATGGACGATGGACTTCCGCGAGAAACTCGACAAGCTACTTGCGGAGGGGACCATCAAGGATTATTCGGATACTTCTACTGACACAGAGGTCTTTGTTACCGTTAAGGGAGGGCTCACCGAGGTCCAGAAGCTACTTGTTGACAAGATCAAGATGACGAATATGCACGCGTTCAATTCGAAGTGTGTGATTCAAAAGTACGATTCTCCAAATGCGATTCTGTATGAGTATGTGGGTGTCCGTTTGGAACTGTACCAGAAGCGACTGGAGTTCATGCTCAAGACACTGCGCGACAAGCTGCCGTATCATGAGAATGTTGTGCGGTTTATTCGACAGCAGTGCGAAGAGAAGCCTCGTCCTGAGCTGCGCCGTAAGACGGCGGACGAGTGTGAGAAGCTGCTGACTGCCGAGAAGTTTGAGAAGATTCGTGATGGGTTTGATTACCTCCTCAATCTCCCTATTGCTTCGCTGACACTCAAGCACGCCCAAAAGCACGAGAAGGATCTGGCAGACCTCAAATCACAAATCGTTGATCTTGAGGGAAAGACTGCCAAGTCTTTGTGGCTAGAAGATCTAACGAATCTAAAGTTCTAAAATTTGTTTTAAAACAAATTACCCAGTCTAAAATCCAGTCTTTTTTTAACTAATCAAGTGGAGTCACGTTTGTAGACAGAAGAGCAAAGGTTACTTGAGAATTATCGTATACAACAAGTGTTCCGCCAGTCGCAACTAAACCACCTCCTACAAACGCATACCCTTGTCCAGCAGTCAATACATCTGCGAAACAAGTACATGCAGATGCCGGAGTTCCAGTATTGCTTGGATTTGTTACAGTTCCGGAAATACGATCAAACGCAGGAGACCGGGCTGATAATGCAATAGGATTCCAATGACCAAATGATATCGACTCAGGTTCACCAGCACCTAACAGAAAGTTCGCAGATATTTGGTATAATCCAGTCACTGTTGGAATAAACCCAGAGTTTAGAAAATAGTCACGGCTTACCGGCTCGCCACTAAGACCGGTAATTCCAACTATACTTCCAGAACAGTAGAGTGATTTGTAAGACGAATTAATTCCGGCGGGCGGAGATTGAGTCCAATACATTACCGGAGTGGTCCCAGATATATTCGGAAAGTAAGGCGACACATCAGAATTCAATGGTCCAATCGGTTGATTTGAACCACCATTATATGTGACAAATGACGCATATGGATTCAACATGGTCACACCATTTCCTCCAGCTCCAGCAGGTCCCTGAGGCCCCTGTGGACCAATAGGACCAATAGGCCCCTGAGGCCCCTGAGATCCAGATGGTCCTTGTGATCCAGTAGGACCTTGATTTCCTGTAGGACCATGTGCACCAGTAGGACCCTGTGCGCCAGTTGGTCCTTGTCCTGGTGAAAGAGTCGTTGTAACCTGACTGACCGAATTTCCATCTGTCCAGAACTCAATTTGTGTTCCACCAGTAAACCCAGTCCAACCCTGACCAAATGCAGGAGTAACAAAGAAATCAACTACAAAGTAATCTGTTGCCGGACTGTTCAATGTTACAGATCCTGGAACTTGAATTTTAAAATCATATGGAGAATTGTCGCCTGCTAGAGGATTATTTATTTGAATAACAGGACTTGATGCGACTCCAGTTAATCCCCCTAATGTATATACTGAAAGATTAGCATACAATCCAACAGGAACAGTTGGCGATGATGTTATGTAAGGTGTACGAAACGAATAAACTTCAACCGAAAAGTTCCATGAACCTGCAGGAATTAACGAAACACCAGGATCGCCAGGAGACGTTTCGAATCGTCCTAACCATAACGGAGCGGTACTTCCAGCAACTGGACGAATGTACGAATAATAACCAAGATACCCAGATCCAGGGTAATTGGGGTTTTCTGGAGCATCATTAATGACAGTCGTTGTTGAAAAGGGGCCGGTATATCCCAAAGCAGGCTGGGTCGATGTGGGATTTTGGGCATGAAAGTAGTACACTAATCCGGAAGAAAACCCATTTGTTCCTGGAGTTCCTGGAGATCCAGTCGGTCCTTGAGGACCCACCGGTCCTTGGGAACCAGTAGAACCGCACGCTATTATAGCTTTCTGTGCAGTATACTGACTCGCTGATAAAAATGCTCGTGACATTCTGTTATGTTTAAACTAAGATTTTCATAAATTCATCCTAACACAGTAATGGCACAACCCACAACGTATCAAGAGCTTCTTGCCGACGTGTATGAGGAAAATGCCAAGAGTAACCTTGTGTATCAACAGGAGTTTGAAGACGAGGACGCACATCCATACGAGGACGAAGACTACTCTGACAATGAACTGGAGGATAGAGATGAATTCAATAAATTTCCAGGAGCGAGAGGCAAGCCTGAACACGTAATCAAACCGAACCCTAAAATTGACCCATCTGGTAAAACTAGTTATAATATTGACAGACATATACGAACATCTGCTATCAATATTGATGGGCGATTTCGAGGTAGTATTTTACTACAAACAAATCCAACATGTGCAAATCCTTCCACGACGTTTCCTGGATCAAGCTCCGCAAACTTTTTATTCAATCCTTCACGCCAATACAAAAACATTCATTCTATTCGAGTCACATCGTTCGAGTTTTATAATAGCTTTTATACGTATTCAGCTATCGATCCCACAACCGGTCTTGGGCGAGGAAACACAACATTCACGTTATTCGATTATGGCCCAACTACCGACCCAATGCCGGCATCCCCTGTTGCGTCATATCCTATTCAAGTACAAGATGGAAATTGGGTTATTGTTGATCCAATCTTAAACCCTGCTGCAAATGATTACAATTTAATATACATTATTAGTCAGTATATTTCAACTCGAATCCCAAATTTCACGACATTTAACGGTGGTATTGATCCTGTAACAAACTTAGTATATTTTCAGGATTCTAATCGCCGGTTTGGATTTCAGTTTCCTACTACAACCGATAATCCTAATCAGAATGGCATTGGATACAATTTAGGTTTTTATGGAACCTCTTACATATCAGGACCTCAAACTCCTGTTCCACCATACTATAATGGATTTGGAAATGAAATACGAGCAGAAACTATTTATGATTCCGTAGAAGATACGTATATCTACTTAAAAATCAACGATTACGATATTATTAAACATCTCAACTCTGATCAGACAGAATTTGGAGCTTTTATAAAGATTCCGCTGACATCGCCAAAGAATTCAATTCAGTTCATGAACGCTACAACCAACACAACTGCGCGTGAATACTTTTTTCCACAGCCCACAAACATATCTAGTTTCTTATTTGAAATGGTGGATGCTTTTGGAAAAACTTTACAGATGAACGGATCTACCTTTTCAGTGACACTTGAAATCCAGGAGATATTACAGTCGGACATTTACGAAAAAATGTTAGAACTCTAAGTATAATATGGAAAAGTCTGTGCTAGAACAGATCCAGGATCCCTGGGTCGAGAACCGATACAATTTGACGTCTACGTCTGCTCAGTACCCTGCTCCTCAACATGGGGGTCGTGTTCCAAACATAAACGATCCTAGCACCCACGATTTTCCTGCTCGGTCTGCTTCGATGCATACTGGCGGTAACCCAATTCCTGGATTCACACCTCGTCAGGATCTAATCGGTCACGTCCATAAGCCCACGCCGCTCAATGAGGTATTCTTCAGTCAGGCGAATATTGAGAAGCTACAGACGGCTATTCAGGAGCAGGTGTATCTCATGAGCGGTCCTAAGAAATATATGATCGATCGCCAGAACGACGATGATTTAAAGATCATTATGCGCAGCTACTACCTATCGTATGCCAAGAACAATCCTGCTACGGTCGCTGAAGAGCTCGCCGATCTAAATGGTCGTGTCGTAGGCTTCGCGTCTGGTCGCATTTACTCGGAGGTCGATTTCCATAAGTTCTACCTCAGCGACTTAGAAGAGTTTGCGCCACCCATTGCGAACCCAATGAATACTGCATCATACGGAACACGTACTGGTGAACTTAAGTCGTTTTTTTAAGAGTTAAAATCATTTTAGATCTAATCAATGGACGTCGTTCAATTTCACGGAAAGACATACGGAAAGGAAAATTCCCATCTGTATGTGTTTGAACCCACATGGGATTCGTTTCGACCTATTTCAAATATAGGCTGGGATGGTAAGAAATTCGCAGTCGATCATCTCTTTAAAGAGAATTTGTTTTCTCCATATTACGGTTTTGAAAGCCAGGAACAGAAAGATAAGTGTCGTAAACTCGCAGACGTCACCGAGTTAGCTGGACGAGAAATCACGGATCCCATCGAAATGTGGAAATGGGCAGGAATAAATGCATCTTGGTTTCGTGATCGTCCATGTGTATTTTTAAACGAGTGTGCATCGCGTAATTGGCAGGATTACTTGAAGTATCTGGGGTCAAGACCAAAGACTCTTCGTCGTCATTACTCCAATCGCCGCATTACAAGGCGTTTAGTGGCTAAATGAATTAAAATATAAATGCGAGTGAACATCGTATCAAATTATCGCCCAAAGACTGGTCTTATGCAAGATGTAGGTATTCTCCGTGGAATTCTTATTGCGGCATACGGTGAAGATGTAAAAATGAATCGCGTGTATCATATGCTGCCTGAATGTCCTGAGGCCGAAGTTAATATCTTTCTTGAAGTCGTAAATCCTGCACTGTTTACGTTTGCTGGCAAGAATATTTGGATTCCAAATGTTGAGTGGACATATCGTAATTGGACAGACTATATTCCAATGTTTGATGAGATTTGGTGCAAGACGACTGAGTGCACTGAAATTTTCAAGCAGTATACGACTCATGTTCGGTATATTGGATGGACATCTATTGATAAGGTTTGGGATCCTGTGAAACATAAGAAAAACTATTATAAGGCTATTGTTCCGGTAGGTAAGAACATCTTCCGCAATCCGAAGCCTATTCTTCAGGCATATTACCGCATGTTCAATACCAAACCAACGATATACGCTCGTCTTCCTACTCTGAATATCGTATATGATCCATCCGTTATTCAATTCCATGTTCCTGATGAAATTAAGGCTAAAGTTCATCTACATGATAAAGTTCTGGGAGAAACTGAGTATGATGATCTTCTTCGTGAGTGTGGTCTCTGTATCTGCCTTTCGGCATGCGAAGGATTTGGACATGCAGTCAATGAGGCTCTATCTGTAGGATGTAATGTTCTTCTGTCACCTATTCGGCCTTTTCTTGAGGATCTCGTTGGACCAGTCGGTGTACATCCTGGATCATTGTATGGCGAGAAGTCGGATTCAATTGAGCAGATTGAGTGTATTGGTTTGATGGTCGATACCAACGTATATTCGGTTATGGACGCTCTAGAACAGTATGTGGATACAGATCTGAAAACTAAGCGTGCCGGTTCAGAATGTATGCGTCAAGTATATGAACGCAATCACAAGACGTGGGTTGATAATTTTAAGGAGTATCTTGTATCTCTAACGTTTGAACCATATTGTCTGAATGCTACTCTCCCCAAGGAAGCCGATCTTCCTGACGTATCAATTGTGACAATCACCAAGGACCGTCGTAAGTTTATGCCACTCGCCAAATACTCGTACATGATGCAGTCGTACCCTGAAGATAAACTCGAGTGGGTGATTGTAGACGATGGCGATGATCCAATTGAAGATACATTGTTTGGAATTCCAAATGTGAAGTATGTGAAGTGTGAAAAAATGAGTGTGGCAGATAAGCGTAATTTGGGAGTTAAGGAGGCAATGTATGATATCGTATGCATGATGGATGATGATGACGTATATCCCAATAACTCTATTCTACAACGAGTCGCTATGCTTCTAAAAGAGCCTAAGCGTGGGTGTGTATTTTGTACGACCATTCCATGCTACGATATCACCAAGTATTCATCGTTCATGAATGTTCCACCTATTACACTGCCTATGTCTCAGCGCGTGTCTGAAGCAACGTTAGCATTCACTCGTACGTTCTGGGAAGAACGGACATTTCAGAGCGGAGTTCAAATTGCAGAAGCCGACGCATTCATTCGCGATCGCGAGCAAATGTGCCGAGAAATATCTCCGCAGGAAGTTATTGTGAGTTTGATTCATCCACTGAACACTTCATCTCGAAAGACGCCGGACATGAAGGAACCAAACGGATGTCATTACGGTTTCAATGAAAAACTGTTTGCTCTAGTATCGGACATCGGTGAAGATTTACATGCCAAAGAGCTTGCCTAGAGCGGACTTGCGCGCGCGGCGGCTCTTGCGCTTGCCGCCCATCGCAGGCGCAGGCGCGCATGGGGGCTGGCCTACTCCGCCGCAGTCCTCACCGCCCTTTAGGACAACGCGGCTCTTGGGCTTAATGCCGAGCTTGCGTACGGCGGCACGGATCGTCTTCGCCGAGACCTTGCGTAGCTTGTGGGAGCGGCGGCGGCTCTTGCGGCCACCGACTACAGGCGCGGAGTTACCGGCGGTTCCATTTGGGGTGTAAGCCTCAACTGTTGACATTTTTATACTTACATCTAGAGAAATTTGTTCAAGCCGAGCAGGATTGGCAGGGCTCGACCGTGAATTTTTGGGCAGACGCGGCGGCCTTTGTACGCAAGTAATAACATCCAGTCTTCAGACCCTGCTTCCAAGCGTAGATATGCATAGACGAAATCTTGGCATATGTGGGCTCAGTCAGGAATAAGTTGAGTGACTGTGATTGGCAAATAAACGGAGCACGATCGCGAGACATATGAATGAGAGTCTTCTGCGGAATTTCCCACGCAGTCTTATACAGTTCCTTCAGATCATTGGGAATCTCTTCAATGTTCTGAATAGAACCATTCTGTGCCATGATCTGTTCTCGAGTCCATGAATTCCACAGACGGAGTTTAACGAGATCCTCTACGAGATACTTGTTCACGACCATGAAATCACCTGCGAGGACGCGTCGACTATACAGATTGGAGGTGAATGGCTCAAAACATTCGTTATTGCCAAGAATTTGGGAGGTTGAAGCAGTCGGCATTGGAGCGACGAGAAGCGAGTTTCTGATTCCGAATCGCGCCATCTCACGGCGCAGTCCGTCCCAATCTAGGGTAGAGTTCGGAGACACGTTCCACAGATCGAACTGAAACTTACCCTGTGACGTTGGAGAATTCGAATACGATGGGTAGTATCCAGCCTTTTCTACAACTGGCATTCCGCGCCAGTATCCTTCAATCGTATTTGCCGCTGCAGTTTCAATACTGGATTGGCAAGCCGCGTAATAAATGTGTTCGAAAATGTCGCGATTCAGTGTCTGCGCTGCGTCCGAAGCCCAAGGCAAACGCATGAGAGCAAATACATCGGCCAATCCCTGAACACCTACACCAATTGGACGATTGCGCATATTCGAAGCACGAGTTTCAGGTGTAGGATAAAAGTTCTTATCAATCACGATATCCAAATTACGAGTTAGTATTGAAGTATACATCTGAAGCTTCTTGAAATTGAATGTAGGAACTCCATCAACCACCTCTACAAACTTTGGTAGCGCTAATGAGCCCAAATTACATACCGCCGTCTCGTTTGGCGAAGTAAACTCCATGATTTCAGTGCACAAGTTGGACGACTTGATCGTACCCAGATTTTGCTGGTTAGACTTGGAGTTCGCAGCATCCTTGTAGCACAGGTATGGGTTACCGGTTTGAATCTGACAATCTAATATCATCTGCCAAATCTTCTGGGCCGGAATACTCTTGCGACCACGACCCTCGGTCTCGTACTTACAGTATAGCGTATCAAACTCTGGACCCCAAACATCTGATAACCCTGGGCACTCGTTGGGACACATAAGTGTCCACTCCAAATTATTCTCTACACGATACATGAAGAGATCAGGAATCCACAGGCCATAAAACAGATCACGAGCACGGTCCTCTTCTGCTCCCTGATTCAGCTTGAGACGCAGGAAATCTTCAATATCCGCATGCCATGGCTCCAGGTATATTGCGAAGGAACCGTTACGCTTACCTCCCTGATTCACATATCGAGCAGTGTCGTTAAATACCTTGAGCATTGGAACAATGCCAGTCGATTCGCCATTTGTTCCGCGAATCTTCGAACTGCGTGCACGGACATTATGAATGCTCAGGCCAATTCCGCCAGCCCACTTCGAAATTTGCGCACAGTCGCCAAGAGTCTTGTAAATTCCCTGAATGGAGTCGTCGGACATTTGAAGTAGAAAGCACGATGAGAGCTGAGGGGTTATGCTTCCTGAGTTATATAGTGTAGGTGTCGCGTGAATGAAGTATCCTTGGGATAGAGCGTCATATGTTTCACGGACCTTAGGGAAGTTATTACCATGTAGCTGGATAGCCACGCGTATCCACATATGCTGCGGACGCTCTACAACATGACCGTCGACTCGCAAAAGGTATCCACGCTCCAACGTCTTGAATCCAAAGTAATCGAACATATAATCACGTGAATAATCGATCATTGACTCATACTGATCAGTGTGCTTACAGACCAAATCGTGATATTCGTCGGTCAGCAGCTGAATAGAACCGTGATACAGCTTTTCTACACATTCAATCAACGTTGAAGGTGTGATCTTCTGATGATTATCAATAACAATTCGCGATGCTAGCTTACCATAATTTGGATGATACCGAACCTGCATCATCGCACATGTTTCACCAGCGAACTCATCTAGCTTCGCAGTTTCCATACCATCTACAAGTTGATTACATACTTTCTGAGCCACCAAATCTGGATTCACATGATCCAACCCCTCCGATAGCTTCCTGATGCGCTGTAAGACCTCATCGAAAGATACTGGAACACGGTCACCATTACGCTTAATTACGAACATTTTACTCATTTAAAAAGACGATCCAATAAAATCCGTTCCCAATGAACAATGGGAAATACACCATCATTAGGGTCCACGCCTGAAGCTCGCCGCGCGGCTAAGGCTAAGTTATCCGAACCAAAGACTCGCTCGCGAAGTATATCCGATCTTGGAAATGTGGAGCTGGATATGTTTGGTAAGAAGTGGACTGATTACGTTGGGGGTTCAGGGCGCCGCAAGTTTCACCGAAATGTGCATCGACTCAAGCTCGCGAATAATAATACCAAGCGAGTACGGAGTCTCAAGCGTCGTACCCTGAAGATCCGCCGATGAATCTAGATACCCTGTTTCTGGTTGGAACAGGACTTCGGATTTATCTGAGCGATCCATCAAACTCTCATTCAAAAACTTGGAAACACCATGAGAAATGAGGCAATCGCGCTCCATTTCTCCAATTCGTAATCCACCATCATTTGCACGCCCTTCAACTGGCTGGTGTGTGAGTAATTTCTTAGGACCTGTAGTACGATAATTGATCTTATCTTCCACCATCTGCTTAATGCGAAGGTAGTACGTAGGTCCCATAAAAATTTCAGACTCCATCATCTCTCCAGTTTGACCATTGTACAAAACTTCGTGTGCATATGGATGGAACCCAGCCTTGATCATTAAATCGCGAACTTCTGTAACTCGGTTCTGTGTAGAAAATGGAGTAGCATCTACAAGTGTTCCCATATGAATACCAAGTTTCGTTGACATCGTTTCTACAAGTTGTCCAATTGTCATACGAGATGGGAATGCGTGAGGATTTACAATTAAATCAGGACGCTGACCAGATTCTGTATATGGCATATCAATTTCAGGAACACGGAATCCGCACGTACCCTTCTGTCCGTGACGAGCAGCAAACTTATCTCCAAGAACTGGAATGCGATTCTCCGCTATACGAATCTTGACTCCACGAAGACCATCAGGAGTGACATATCGATACACTGAATCAATAATTCCGTGCTGACCACGCTTTGGTTTATACGATTTATCGCGGTATCCTGTAACCTGACCACCGGTCTTTACTGGAGTAACAATACCAACTAAGATAGTCTTATCATCAACTTCCTTGCCCTGAATGATAATACCGTCACCATCAAGTAGATCATAATTATACCCCTCTTGGCGTACAACTGTTTCGCGATACCGAGCATCTGCCGCTACATTCGCAAATAACGTAGATTCAAATACTGTATTCTTACCTTGTTCAAATACTGAACTAATGGCTTCCTCTACAATATCATATGAATGGTAATATGTCGTCTGAAACATTCCGCGATTCAGTGAACCTTCATTGATGAGAATTGAATCTTCCTGATTGTATCCTCCATATACGGACAGAGCAACGATCGCGTTCTCGCCATACGAAATACACCCATCCTTGCCCATAACGTAAGGTCCTGTCCAAGTTTGGGCAAGTGGTCGCTGAGCATAATTTAACCACGTAGCAATGGTATCAAACCGTTTATTAAACGCAGTATTAAACCACGATGAGCACTGCTTGCACTGCTGACAACTGAACGCATTACGTGTAGCCGGATTATGGTCGCTAAAAGGTAAGATACTTGACGATGCGGAATATATAACAAGGCCATGAATCTCGGAAGGATTTGATGGAGAAAATGGTTCCATATTAATTCTCAAACTTTCAGTTTCCTGAGCATCAATGTAATCAATAAGTTTAATATCCATATCCACCCAACTCTTACTTCGCATAACAGTATCTGGGGTTATCCGTTCACGGTACACTGGGCGTGAAGGACGTCCTGCATCCGTAAATATGATGTACTCATTTTCAATACGATTCCAGCACAGAGATATGAACTTTGAAATGTCTCGTTTACGACGGCGTTCAAGAAGTTCTGTATGGTATGATTCAGATTTTCCGTTAAATACTCCAACTAAGTCTGAGTTAATAAATACCTTTGTCCAAGTAGGATTCCAAGTCGATGGATGAATCGTCACAATTGGAATAAAATTTGCAAGCTTGGTGAGTATACCCAAAATTTCAGATGACGGTGTAGCCGTAGAAATAGCGCAAAGAAGGGTGAGAGATTTGGTCATTCCAACACCGCCGCCATCAGGATTATCCGTAGGACACAAAAGTCCCCAAGAACTTCCATGAATACGACGAGGCTCTACGATTTTCAGACCCTTGTCCATCTGAAGATTGACGCGGCGTAACTGCGCAGCTGTGCCTAAATAACCATACCGACTCAGTTCCTGCGAAATCCCATCCATACCTCCCCACTTACCTTTGAATGACTTCTCCAATGCATGAATGAAAGATTTATGTGCCCAATAAAAAGCGTCTACGTTTTCTACACTCACAAGTTCACGGAACTTCATGCCAGCATACTCTTTCTGCTGGAAGTGAATACGTACATCAAGTTGTTGCATCATGCGCTTTGAAACCTCTTTGTAGATACGACGAAACTCGTAAAACACTAAATCTCCGGAAGAATCCATACGCTTGTAACGGTAATGGTCACGGTCACTCTTTTCACGTAATCCAATGGCGACGTCCATTGCCATTCGAGTCATGATTCCAAGAAGGTATGCTTTGCGACGATAGAACGAAGGCGGAGACTCGCCTTCCTTACGCTCACAGTGTGGAAACATATCAGAATACAAATTCATATACACCCCCCCATTCGTTCGTGTACGATGCTGGCGACGTAGAACGAGAAGGTTTGGATCCTGATTCTGATCAGTTTCTTTCTTCATTTCGGACGCTAAAAACTTATCATGAGACAGAATGAGTTCCATACATATTTCATCATAGGCGCTGCGAGCAGACTCAGGAACACCGGCTAAGATCGTATCGTAAATATCCTGGTCATTTGTGAGGCCAAGTGCATGAAATACGCTCATTAAAGGAACTGGCTGAGTAAATCCAGGTAAAGTGACCACAGCTAAACGCTTTGTAGAGAATGAAGCTAAATCATCGGTCTTTTCAATGACCTTTGGATCATTCGGCTTATCATTCTTTGGAGGAATCACAATGAAGTGAGAATAAGGGCCGCGAGTTCCGTCTTCCGATACTGAGCGCATAGCTCCAATGTACTCAAACTTTTCAGCCTTCGTCGCATCTTCAATCTTGCTCGCAGACTCCTTCTCAACCAATCCACGAGCACCTTCATCTGCCGCTTTTGAAACACGCTTTGAAGCGTAAAACATATTGTCGCCAAGACGTTCCTGGGTTAGAAGAACCTTTTCAGCCCCACCGATGATAAAATACCCTCCTAACTCGAACTTGCATTCACCTGCATCGTATAATTCATCCGATGTCATCGTAGAAAGGTAACAAAGAGAACTTTTTAACATAAGTGGAAGCTTGGCTATACGAACATTTTCAAATGTACGAGTTTCAACGTCTTTACCTACAATGTACTCAATGTCTATATCTCCATGAATATCAAATGCATATGTGGTATTATCCAACCGACATGAATGTGGAAGGACAGCATTGTTGGATTCATCGACTGGCGGAGAGTACACTATCTTCTCGCCAGACTTACCTCCAACATACACCTTGATCATTCGGTCATCTGCTAACGTCAGCTGTAACGGATTAGAACCCTTAATAAAGTTAGGAATCTTTGTCTTCAACATGTCAGCATACGAGTCCAAATGGTGTCGCACTAGAGGGTTAGGGGTGTCCTCAAAATATGTGCTAAAAACATGCCTTGCGACCTCCATTACTTTCCTTGCAGAAAAACAAGAATGAGTTATTCCGACATAGCTACAGCATTTATTGCAACCGCTGTTTTCACCGTTTTGTTTCTAGTCGCGTATAAGTACATTGTGAACCCACAGGTGGTCTTAAATGTAACAAAGGCACAGTGCCCTGACCGGTGGTCGTATAATGCTGCCACACACATGTGTGAGCCACACTACACGACACACTGTACGCCATTTAATCCGGATGCTGCAACATTACAGACCGCGTCTGCAAAGTGTAATGTAGCTCAATCGTGTGGATCATTTTGGGCAGGATATTGTCCTTAAATGCGCATACCGAGAATCGAACTCGGGTACAGGCCTTATAAGAGCCTGGGACTAACCACTATCTTATATGCGCGTTCTTACTACGGTGAATGCGTTTAGATTGTTTTGGAATAGAATGGTAATGTATTCCGAGGTTTATAGACCTACAACTTTAGATGATGTAATTGGCTATACTGAAGAGAAAAAACGTCTAAAGGAATACCTGACGTCCACACAATTTACGAAGTCAGTTATTCTGTCTGGACCACCTGGAATCGGTAAAACAACGTTGGCGCTGTGTGCTGCGAGAACGTTTGGCATGGACCCACTTGAAATTAATGCATCTCGATCAATCAGGAGCTTTGAAGACGTTGAAAAAATCAAAGACGCATGTCGTTCTGCCGTGAATATTCATTCGTTCATGTTAGGTCAAACACAAAAGAAAACCTGTGTAATTTTCGACGAAGTAGACGGTTCTGACCCCCACGCCCAAAATAAGATTATTGAGTGGATACGCGATCCAACCAGAAAGGTTCACATACTATGCACTGGAAACGAACTTCCAACTATTTTTAAACGAAATTCGGAATACATTGAAAATATCCGTTGTTTCCCACCCAGGGCTGCCGATTTATCTGGTCTATTTCCAAATCATGATATACCTACGTTAATGAAGGAATGTAATCATGATGTGAGACGAATGATTCATCGAATACAGTATGGTCAATCCGATTCTATACCTAAATTTATATCGCCACCTACTGGGTTGCCGCTGGAGCAGAATTTCTTGATGAAGCAGCGGATGTTTGGCCTGTCTGACCCACTTCACGAATATCGTAACGACAGACTGGACATCGAACACTCATCGAAAACCAGTTTGAAATGCAAGAGCGATGATAAGAATGTTGGCACTGTCGGATCCGGACGCCGCCAGTCGTAATGGGTTCCTGACAAATTGCACATGGAGAATCTGAATTATCATGATTCTCCAGAGAAGCATTAATTTGAAGCTGACTCGGTGCGACAACGACTGGATCATTAAAACGAGCAGGTAGTGCTAGAGTAAACACAGCATTTGCTACACTCGAGTACAGATGGTTGGTATAGAGCCGATTTACAAGCTCGAGAATAAATGATTCCGAGTTCATGTATCGCGTCATCAACCCAGTACGAGCAGGATAATTCAGTAGACGAATATTCGCATGACTGAAAAATTCGTTACGCCCACGCGCGAGCAAAAGTAGGAGTTCCATAACATCTTGGTCCATTGTGCTATATAATCGTTTCTTTGAAAATCACTGACGTTTTAGAAACATGTCCATAGGACCACGCTTGTGTTTTGTTAGATAGGATGATCCCATAAACAGAAGTCCGTCCAAATCTTTCTCTTTCATTTTCAAAACTTTTAGAGTCGCATCTTCTTCATCCATTCCATCTTCACGGTATTCGGAATAGAGCCTGTTATAATCTTTTCGTTTGTATCCATCGAGTTCTTCGATCGCCAGGGCAAATAGCTGGGCAACCGGATTTTGGATTTGGTTTGTGATATAAAACTCCACATCAGGTTTTAGCTTCTTTTCACGAACATACTCTACACTCTCAATCTTATCCCCCTGCTTCTTCTCGTCTTTCCTGTTTGCTACATACACATACGAAAGACGATCGCCGACTTGAGGCTTATTTCCAGCATCTCGCTCTTCCATTCGGTCGGCCAGAACACGATGAGCGATCTGACCAGGATTCTTGTAATCGTCTCGCAACTGCTTGGACAGAATGAACTTCTCGAGCGGATACTCGTTCTTCATGACCTTGACCAGCATTTCCTTCACAAGTTTCTCAGCGACCTTGATATTACGGTGCTCCATGAGTGAATCCAGAGCTCCCCCAAATACATCCTTGACGATCGGAGCATTGTCTCGCCGTTTGAGTGCGACACCCATCGTCTTGCGCTTACACTTCTTGATATCATCCTCATACATCATACCTACATATCGCTTACGACAGAATAGAATGAAGGGGTAGAACGTTTTTTCATACTCTATACGATACGGCTTACGACACAGTGACGTAATTCGATCAGCCGCCTTCTTACCTAGTTCAATACTCTCGGCCAGATCTTTCGTCTGAAACTTGATGAAGATAGAATCGGTATCTCCATAAATTACCTCACCTCCAAACTCGTCTTCTACAACTTTCTTGGCGTCCTGAATGCGCTGACGACCTGCGGCAGTCGTACAGGCAGCAACTTCAATCTTTCGTATAGGAGATGTACGAGAACCACATTGACCATAGACCGAATTCGCTACGGTCTTATATGCTAGCTGAAGACCATTCAGAACTGCCTTCTGCGACTCATCGTCTGTGGTTTCGATAATCTTACGTGTTTCCTTACGTTTCTTTAGAAGGATATCCAGCGTCAGTGGAATTATTCCTACTGTGCGCGGATCTGTTGTGGGCTGAATAAACCCACACACGATTCTTCCGGAAGGAGTCTTATCTTCCCCAAACGTATCATATGAAATCTCATCTACCTTAAATCCAGACGTGTCTGGAAGAATGTCAGGATCTTGTCCAATCTTCTTTCCAGACACATTGAACGTCTTGACATAGACAAGGGTATCAGGTGACAGATTGAATGCAATCATATTCGAAGGATAGAGAGAGTTAAAATCAAGAACAGGAATGGGTTGATCCAAGTACATTCCAATTTTTGGCGGAAGGACGATCGCACCTTCATATGATGTATCGCCTTCAATTCCTTCCTGTGTCATGATGATCTGATTACGCTTAGAAGCCTGATAAACCACCGCCGAGTAAATCTTGATTCCCTGACCTCGTAGAAAGATGTACTGGATAGGGACGTGACATACGTCGGCCATACCACGAGCATTTACAAACGTATCTAGCTTCGCCATCAGTGTTAGAACAAGGTCACAATCCTGAATACAGTACTTTGCAATCACTGCGCGATCATCGGCTGTTCCGCGATGAGATGCGAACATGTCTTGGGCGGTCGTATCGTCCTTACCGAAACACCATTCTAGCTTAGTCAATTCGTCAGCAGTCAGGTCTTTCAAGAGAGTGTTCGTTGGATCGCGAATCGTGAATGATTTATCATCCTTAGACATCACTTCAAATTTCTTGCCTTCTCGGTAAGGATTTGTAGTGTTCGTCATGACATCAAACCGAACTTGATTACCTACAAACAACCCCCTTGTTCCTTTTGTACAGATCTTTACGACTGAGTCCGTATGGACGACACTGGTAATCTTATCACGTAAGAAAGTAGCGGCCACATTATCAAGTTTGTACGAGTCCAAGTTCTGTTCGCGTCTGACGGAAAGAAGAAGGTCAATTGCGAGTCGACCTGGAACTTGTAGGTAGCGAACCGCGAACGTGCCACTCGCCAGCTCAAACTTCTTGGCTTCCGTATGAGCGTAAACAACCGTATCGCGATTCTTCCAGTTTTCAATTTCAACTCGACCAATATTGAACACCAGTTTGTTACGCATGCATCGATCTGCGATATATGCATCATCAAACCCAAATGTATTATAACCGGCAATGATATCAGGATTCTCGAGCCGAATATATGTTTGAAACTTATCTAGGAGATCCTTTTCGTTCGAACAGCTCACAAACGTCACTGAGTCATCCGAAGAAGGAGAACAAGTGCCTGACACAAAGACGGTACGTCTGAACGACGAGAGCATGTCATCGGTATAACGCAAACTCACACCAATTTGGATAATTTCATCAGAAGGGTTGGATGAGACTGGAAAGTTTCCTGACTCAGAATAGGTCTCAATATCGTAGGCTGCAATATACAACGGAATATTCGCAGTCGACGGCGCTATCGTCGTATAGTCCACGGTAAAACACACATCTACATTTTCATCGTCTGGCTCCTCCTCCTCTGCATCGAACGTAATCGCAGACGCAGGGGCAATCTCCATTTCGTGGAATAGACGGATATATGGGGGAAGATTAGCCTCATATATATCCTCAAGATAGATCCTACGGTCTCCAACGTTCATGGAATTTTTTAGAGTCTTCAGAGCTGTTTTGAACATCCAAATCGCAGGAAACGTAAGTTTCCATACCTTAATTGGCTTCAAACCACTGAACCCCCTCATAGCATCAAGCTTAAACTCCTGAGTGATGTTCAAACCTCTCATCTGCTTTCCCCAGGCACTCTCAATCGCCGACTGTATACTTTGGGGAGTTTCGCCATCGACCGATTTTAGATAAAAGTAAGGTCGGAATCCAGTCAGCCGAACTTTCGCGACACGATCGTCGTCCAGCCTACCAAAGACGTCAACTACGTATTTGAATTTAGAATCACTCTCCAACCAGTCACAAGGCTGCAGATTCATTACCTGCTAATTTAGCCTAATACTTAAATTCGTTTTGTAAAAGTAATAATGTCGAACTTAGGACTTCCATTTGTATATGCAAACTCACGTCAGGGTGTAGCCGCTCGTGATGTAGCTCGTCAGTCATCGGAGACCGCCGATTTACAGAATGCTCAGCCTTCTGGATGTGGAAATGGTTGGGCGGTCGCTGCATCTGTCCCAGGTCTAATTCCCATGGGCAATTTTGGTAACTCACCTGAAGGTGGATGTGGAATTGATCTTCAGAGCCAGCTTCTATTCGGCGATCCAGCCACGGCTCGCTTCAAGGGTCCTAAGCAGCTGTTTGAGCGCCCATTCGCTACGACTCCTAACCTAGGGCTTGGCAGTATTGATCACATTGATGAGCAGAGCCATGTAATGTTTGGACACTCGACGGCGAACCGCAAGAGCATCCAGACGGTGACTGACAAGCAATTTCCGGTTTTTGAACCTCTGATTGCAGAGAAGGCAGCTGACATTCCTGATAATAACTACTTTGTGGAACCATTTCTTCGAGGTGGTTACTCTGCTCGACTTGCTCCACGGAACCGCGTTGATTTAGGTTCATGGAAATAGCGCGCTTATCATGCTCAGCATCGAGTTTCTTCATCTCCATACGAAGTTTCTTAAATTGAAGTTCTTCGTCTGTATATGTTCGAGACGGTCTTTTTGTATGAATAACTTTCACTTGAGGTAGTAGCTTGTCGACTGCATCTTCTACGTTATTTGTTTCGGCATATACTCGTTGCGCATCATCTTCCGAGCAACTCGCAAGTTCCATAATAATCTCAATCGCTCGGCTCATATTTTATTGATTAAATGTAATAATACGAAAATGCGTTTCATCGATGCGTTATGCCCACCAGCCCTTCTCTACCTACTCTACATCACGGTCCATGTAGGATTAGATCTATCTCTGGGTCTCTTTGTTACGGCGGCGGCGAAGGTTCTGATGGGCGTTGCCGGTGTCGTCATTTTAGATGCCCTCTGCTCGGTTAATTTAGGTGTTGTATCTTGGGTTATTGTCGCGGTGCCATTCGTAATGGTTGCTCTGGCGTCGTCCATTGCACTTGGTCTAGGCATGGATCGCGTTGCGTCCAAGTACCTCACAGAGAAGTTTACTCCTCTCACTGGAGACAACCTAAAGAATCGCGATCGAGTAGTGAGTCAGCTAAAGGATGCGGACGCCCTCCCACTTTCAAGCAGCTCACTCTACTAAAATAAAATGCAAGTCGTCTCGTGGATCTATCATCGGCTATTTGATTGCTGCCGTCGAGTAGATCGATTTCTTTTTAAGCAACCTGACACTGACGTTGATGAACACACGGTTCCTGTTTCAAAGCTACCATGGATGTGGATTGGAGCGACATATCCTGACGGAGCACCTAGCATTGACTGCACACATATAATAGATCCGACTATTACGTATGGAATGACGGTTACAACGGAGTGGCTAGAAATTGTAACTGGATACACTCCCCAAACATGGAAGTACCTTGATGCCAAATCGTTAGAAGAGAAGGAATTTCCTTCAGCTGGAATTGTAATAGATGATTCCGAGTCAAACGAATTTGAGAATGCGAGTATCAGCTCCGATGATGACCCAGATCATAATGAATGATCAGGATTACTTCGAAATAGCAGAACAGTATACGGAACTTAAAAGGAAATTCAACCCAAGTGGATTTTATAACGCCATATCTCTTTGGGTTGAAATGATCGTGAGTCCACTTATAATGTTTGTCATGATGATTGTGAACCAGGAAGCTCCTGGAATTTTCAATATGCTTTCTTTACATAAAACGATCACTGTATGGCAAGACTGGTTTGAGTATCAAGATGTAAAACGCCACGTTCACAGATGGATGAATATTGTTCGTTCCATCGGTGGACCATTTATTGCTACGAATGATCCAAATTACCACGCATATGTCTATGCCGACAATATGCAGCGTATTTATTACTCGTTCTTTCCAAAGAACTGACTGAACGTTTTGAGTAGTTCAGCTCCCTGCTCGATCGCAGGCTTCATCTCGGATAAGGAGCCCATAAGTTCTTTCTGAAGACCCATTAGTTCTTTTGTATCGCGGCGCATACCTCCAATCTGCTCAGGAGTTAGATTACGATATGCATGTAGGATAGTCGTACCGATATCTACATGTGGATCATCTGTCTTAGGCGGCGCAGGCTCCGGATCGTCTTTCTCCTTGTGGTTCTTCTTCTCCTTCTTGGGAACAAAATCTTCCTCCTCGGCATCTTCAAACCCTTCGTACGTGTTCTTCGTAATCTGGCAGATCACATAGATTCCCACGAGTCCAGCAATGACAGACGTGGTATGAGATAGCTTACCGAGATGGTGAGCTAGGATGTAGGCAAGAATTACCCAAACAATCATATGTCCAAGCCGGCGCTGAACTAAGTAGATGGCTACAATTAAAAAAAGTAGTCCGGCAATTAAGGTGTCCATTATCATATTCGATGAAATTTAATGGGCGCGCACAAAGCTACCAAACCCTGAACCTGGCTGGGCACCATTGTTATTGAACGCTCCCTGTGCGGCGGCACCTGAACCATCACGAGTTACTACACCCCTAACATTCGCAAGTCCACGCTCACCCTGTCCCTCAAATGAGGCAGATACACCACCGTACTTGCCACCACCGCGACGAGTCTTGCGACCAGCGCGGCGCTTCTTGCCAGCACCTAGCTGGAAGGAGTTGCCACCACGGTCATTTAAGCCAGACGCATACGCTCCAGCCTCTGAGCCACGACCCCACTCCATAGCACCAGGGGCAATCGCACCAGTCGCACCATAAAACCCACCGCGGTGCTTACGATGACGACGAGTATGTTTCTTAGATACACGGCTTTTGCTCTTGCTCTTGCGAGGCATTTACTTCTACTCAGGGAATGTTTTCCAACACCGTCCAAGAACCATCCTCGTTCTTCGAACAACGACACTTGAACGTCTGGCCTTTTGACCGAAGATACTTTGAAGTTTTTAAGTCTGGAACTCGAAGGTATCCACCTGAAACAACTTCGTAACAATCAGGAAGTGGAAGTTTGGTAACCTCTACCGAACTTGTATCGTCTTCCAAGAAATACCCTGGTTTTCCCACCTCATCGACATGAACTTCATAACCCTTAAGTTTTTGGTTTGGGCTTAAATCGGATTTGTGAATAAAGCGCGCAGTTCCTGGAATATGGTTCATACATGTTCCCATAAGTTGTTTCAACCATTCATATCTCTGTTCGAACGTAGAACACGCGTAAACACAGTTTGAATTGTAAATAAAGATATCTGCAATCACGAACTCAAAGTTGCTAATTTTTTCGGCACGAAGAAAGGTGTCGCCAAATAAGCGTTCATCTGCTATACACTGGACTTTACGAGACTCATGTGTAGTCATCCACAAACACACAGGAGTATCGTTATCGTACGTGAAGACTAGCCATCCAGACGTACCGGTCGTTTGGGGGACTTTAAATTGGTTAAGGCAGGTCTCTGGGATTGACCGCTTGAAGACCTGGCGGGAGCTTATTATCCCCTCGTACAGACTCTGAATCCGACTTTCGAGGGTCATATTCTGGTAATTTTACTTCTTGAGCTGCCTGGGTTAAAGCTGGTTCGTTTTTAGGGAATATTGGTGGCTGGCTTTGTGCTAAAAAAGGTAGGTCGGTTGGTGGAGGCGGAGGCGCCTGGACTGGAACAGGGACGTCACGATAAATTATTTGGGGCGCAGGAGGATACATGACTCGAGTCGCGACAAATGTCAGAACCTGCAAAAGAATCATAACAAAAATTGTGGCTAGAGCGACATATAATACATCTAATGCTATCATTTGTTGTTGTTTAAGGTTTCATATCACCCATTCTCTACGAACAACTCGGCGTACTCTTTGGTTTGTTCCTGCCAGATTCGTGGGCTTTTGGAATACAGTATCCACATAACGTCTTCTTCGTACTCAACTTTCGCCGGAATAGCACCGCTCCAGGGTACTTCTTCATATATGTGTGTTTCGTGCGAATACCTAAATCGAACATATCGAGCAGGAACGTAACTCCACCCATCGTTACACCACAAGATTGTTACCTTCTTGCTCTCGATTGGCTTCAGCGTTTGTCGGTTCTTGTAGGACTGTGGCGACATTCGCGCGATTTTCATTTCTTTGGTTATCGTAGCTCTTGATTAAATCAATCCGTATTTCAGGACACGCAGATATTGCTTCGCAAAGAAAGAGAGTATCGTACAAAGAATTGTGCAACGATGATGTGTCAGGTTTCTTTCCAGTACAGTGCTCATATAGTTCACTCAGCTTTGGCGACTTATTTTTTGGTAGCTTGCAAAGACTACGTCCAAGTTGCATCGTACACATCTTAGGCTTACCAAACCCTTCGAAATACTCATATCCCAAGTCCCAGCGCATCGCGTTATAAATAACATTCTTATCAAAGTACATATTGTGAGCAATATATGCATCACAGTCTTCATCGAAGAACTTGGACATGATTTGGGCAAGATCATGACCATACTCGGTAGCCTCGGCCGTTGTGATTCCATGAATCAGACTAGATTCGAACGGAATATCCCAGCCCTGAGGCTTGATAATATAGCTCTGACTGCTCAAAACTTTCTTACATTGTTCGTCCACGATGGCCCAAGAAATGGACACAATATGTGGCCAGTTGTTAGGTTCTTTAAAGGCGGATGTCGAAACGCTGCGAGGAAGACCGGTCGTCTCTGTGTCGAAAATTATGAATTTCATTGTAGAGTTACCTTAAACGTAATTGGATTTATTAAGTCCGTTTTCACGCCATGTGGAGTAGGAAGTGCGCGGCGACGGCGAAGACGACTGCGTGTAGGGCTAGACCGTAGGTCGTGGGGCAGCCGGCCTGGGCGACCTTGAACCAGTGGGCAACGCCAGGGACGAGCGCCGTGGCAACGCCACCGACGAGCTGATCGACTAGGCGGTACGTTAGGGGTGAGCTAACAACGAAAAAGAGTAGACCGAGGGCAGCGGCATGCTGGAACTTCTTGCTGAACATTTGATATACTACGAGGAAAATGTCTTCTGGGTTTGGATGATTGACTGAACCCATTGAGGAATATTTTCAATAAGACCCTTGACCACCATAATATTTTGCGGAACTGGGTAATGAATATCTAACGTAGTACTTTCACATACAAACATGATTGCAGTGATTAAAAAACATAAACGAGGTTTCAGAACTGTGGGCGACCACCGTAAGCAGTGAAGCTTGAATAATGCATCGACATATGGCATAAGAACTCCAGCCTGAGGAGACGACCTTACAGAATCAATAACAACATTCCAAAGTAACCATACCACATGTCGAGCATGGGTTCCATCGATAAACGAGTTGGCTCGAAATGAGCAATCTAAGTTGACCTTATTAGTCTTTTTGTAGACGGACGAGAACTTGAGCATCCACGCAACCCAGTACATCGCGCGCGTCATATCTCGAGTGTCTGGACGAAGACAGTAAACAAGTTCATTTACCGGAACATACAAATCCAAGGGGTCATCGTCCTTGACTAACTGCCGAGCTAAGTTCGATGAGGGAGATTTCAAATTTTCATTAATTGTCAGGGTATTGAAATCATGTTCAGGCTTAATCGTCGGAAGTGGTGGTAACTTATTCTTACGCAGCATCGCGACCGACGCCGCGACTTCACACACTAAATTGCGAACTTCCATATTATTACGCATATCGGTCATAGCCATCACCGAATACTGTCCTTCGATCGGAGAGAACTTTTCGTACATTCGAACCAGGTACAAAAACACATTTGGAGCCGCACGATTAATGTGGTGAGCGGACGCTTCAAATAACGTTTGCCACATAGAATGAACTAATCCTGAACACAAGAGTTCGAGTGTCCAGTAACATGCGTAATCTGCGTGACCTAGTTTCACATTCTCGTCCAAAACTTTATACACATGATTGCGTAAATGTCCTGAGAATGTGAATTTTTGAAAATCGGCAACTGTCCTAGTATCCAGGACATTCATTACCTTTGGAAGTAGACCAAAACTGTAAAATATAAACGCTTATCATTCGTTCTATTTTCTGAAGTAATTTAAGTAGAATAGTATATGGCGTTATTTATAAAATTACAAATTCAGTTAATGATTGGAAAAACACGATCTCTCGAAACAAAAGAAAAGCAAAGACAGGCTCGTAAAGAATGGTGGGCTAAGAAAAAAGAAGCTGAACGGTTAAAATAAATTATAAGTAGTATTTGTTACCTAAATTGGTATCATTTCGAAAAATACACGATGTATTGATATTCCTTACCGCACCGAACGAGATCTACGGTTTCCTTATGTTGAAACCCACTCGTCTGAATAATATTAATTAGACGTTCCTTCGAAGGCATTGTGAGCTGAAGTTTGTTTTCGCGATACTTGATTCCTCCATTCGATTCTTTATCGTAATAAGTAAAGGTCTCATCAAAGGAAGCATTATCTTCATCCTTCTTCTTGTTGAAACGACCCAAGTATTTAAATTTATCGAAATACACGTTGGAATCAACGACACGATCTAATGAATACTTTTGCAGTGAAAATGCCGCAAATGGAGACGCAACTTCATGCAGAGGATCAAACTTATCAGGATCGACCATATGTACAACAAACCATCCACCAGGCTGTAGCCACTGATAGGCATTGTCCGAAAGAATCTTAGCGTTCTCAAACATATACACAGAGAACCCCAAAAGAACTGCATGGCTCACCGATTTCTGTGGGAATAAATGTGAATTTGTGACATCTCCCTTCTGAAACTTTGCCGATGGACATCCGTCGCGAGCCTTCTTGATCATAGCATCGGACACATCAACACCAGTATACTCTACCCCCAAATTCTTGAACCAGCAAGCATGTGGAGCAGTACCACAACACATATCCAAAATACGAACGGCCGAAATAGGCCAATCGGCTAGGGCAATATCCTGTAAAGATACTTCCTCATATTTCAGCTTCTCATTTGAGTTCCAAAGAACATCATAAATTGAAGCGTATGTATCATCATAAATTTCAGCTGCATCATGGAAAGTTACACTCTTACCATCTTCGAATCCTTCAATGGATGAGTACCATGTGGTAACTGCATACATTAATACTATGAGAAGAGCCAGGAAGATATAAGCAACCTCCATCTGTTAGTTATTTACCAAGACTTATTTCGTCCCCCCACAACTTGTTCAAGGGGATTGGTTACGACTGGTTTGTTAAACCAACGAACAAGCATAACTACGACAATTAAACCCAGTAACGCAATAATTCCATCAAGAATCCATGGAAGATACGAAACAACATTTGTAGTTGAACCCAATTCAGTCGAACGTTTTGCAATGTCGGTCTTATCATGAACCTTTTGAACCTCTTTCGTTAACAACGAGTTATCGTCTTCATGCGACTTTACAGCTGCAGCCAGATGTTTGAAATGATATTGTGCCTTATCTTTATTTGCAAGTGTCTTATATGCGCTTGAATACTTTCCAAGAACCGGCTCAATTTCTTTCTGCGCGACTGTCTGCTTTTCAGCAACCAACCAACCCTGTCCTTTCAGAAGAGTATAGTAGTTCGTTCGAGCCTCGGAATACGCCACTGGATTCTGATCTTTATTTTTTTCGGCAGTATCCATAGCTAATTTTAAAGCATCAAGTTTACGCTGTCTTAAACAATCTGGCCCACAAGGCGGAAACATTGTCGAAGCCATTATTTATAGTCAAATAGATTCCTACGAGCAAAACAAGAACCGCAATGAAATGAATGAATGTTCCCAAAATTGAACCCACAAGGTAAACGAGTACAACGGCAACGAGAGTGATAACAAATCCTGTAATAATAGGCTGAACTGAGTTAATTTGTTCTAGTGTGCTCTGTTGTTCACGAATGAGGTTTTGAAGATGTCCAGCTGCGTTGTTCGTATCTTCGGTGGATGTGTGATGACGTCCAAATATTGTCTTGAAAAAAGACTGAATATCGGAAATCTGTTTATTCACCGTCATTATACCGGTTTGTTCAGAGTATTTGTTTACAACCTCTTGGACTACAGTATCGCGCTGTTTATCGAGTGGAGTTATTGTATTCATTATGGTGGAGTAATCTGCCTTGTCAGGTCTATTAAAAATATTACCTAAATCGCCTTTCGTTTCCGCAGTCATCCATAGTTGTTTAGATTTTGGATCAGCAGTTAAGTTGAGTGGAACATACCCCTTCGTATCAAGTGGTGTTACGTCTTTCGTTGAGCAATCGCCTTCGCACTTTAGAACTTTCGATGTTGGATCTATCACGTACAAAGAAGACTCATCGACCTGTCCAATCACTGAATTGATTTTAGTTCCAAGAAGTCCGGTAATTGGAACCCAATCTGACTGCATGACTTCATCTGTTTTGACTCCGGCACCAGACGCGTCCTTTCCGTATAACGTAGTAGCGGACGCCGATGTAATTGTTACGCTATTTTCAGATGATGGAATCCAATTAGACATTGTGCACGGTTTTGGACATTTCTGTTTATTATTCGATGAATCCTGTGCCCAAATATAGCTATGTGTTGAAAATATCTGCGATGCTACAAATGGGACTGGAATCATACTCCAAACTCCTCGCCCATCGGCCGAATTTGTAAGCATATAAATCTTAGACGCGGAGTTTACAAGAATAAACACAGTCGTATCGTCCGTCGCTATATCAATAATTTCAGATATACTGAACTTTGATAGATCAACTGGTTGCCAATTTCCAGTGCATGGAATCTGACATATGTATGCAGATGAACCATTAAACCCCCATGCAAATCCGTATGCTGAAGAGGAAACCTTCGTAAGATTTCCAGGAATATTTGACCATGTCAACACAGACGATAATTGTGTTGACAGAGTGTTATTTATATCTTGAGTCGTGTGATCGTATGCAGCCTGGAAATCTGCCATGTTATTATAGAGTCTTCAAAAAGTTATCGTATAATCCGCGTCCTACTACCACCGAAGTGTATCGTGAATCCGTAAATCCACGATCCTGCGGCTTATCGGTAATAGCTTTCTTATTATTCGCTGGAGCCGTAAACCCATTTGTAGCCGCATACTGGAAGTTTACATTCACAGCAGCGCGTCGCATAGCAGTAATCATTGACGCATCGGAACCAGTACCTTTTCCTCCTGGTCCAACATTCATAGATATACGACTTGTCATTTATTTAGTATGTAACAAAAGTAATGGATATCAAGGAGTTCACGGATTCTCGAACTTCTCAGCTTGCTGACTTTCAGACACAGTATACTTACTTAAAGTCAGAATACTCGACTGCAGTCCTTTCCGCTATACAGGAAACTGATCCTGAGAAGCAGCAGACATTCATTGAACGCGTTCTATCAATAAATCAGGAACTTTCGTCCCAGCTGAAAGATATCCTAGGCGTTCTCAATAAGGGTTCAGGATCGTTTGACTCTAAAACACTCAGTGATCTAACCACCGATCTTATTCATTACCAAAAAGAGCTCCAGGAAATGCAGGCGTCAACTGACAAGTTGAATACCCTAAAGCGCATTCATGCCACAAACAGCCAGAATTTGGGTAGCACATTGGCGAACTATAATATATACTTGGGTGTTCTGATCTTTCTGTGTTTAATCGTCGTATTTCTTGTTGTGAGGGCTTCGTGGACGCAGTCGATTGTTGGAGGAGCTATACAAAATTTAAACCTACGATGGTTACCAGCAGTATTCCAATAACTACATACTGAAAAATAGGCTGTGGGGGAGGAACCTGAACCGCAGAGTTCAAACGCATCTCCGCAGCAGTTTCAGCATCGCGTTCATCAACCAGCCCCTGACCTAGATGAATAGCCTGAGATTTCAAGTCCTTCATCTTATTTTCCGAATCAGCGCCAATCGTAGTTTGAATGGTTTGGGCATCAGTTTGAACTTGCTGATTCTTGGCAAGAATGATAGAATCTAATCCTTTCTCGGCAGCCTGATATGCGCGTTGGTATTTTTGGTCACCGGTAAGTTTGTACTGAAGATAGTTATCGTGATAACTTCGCATCAGTGTATTGAACTGATTATCCATTTATACCTTCTGCGACACAATAACGATACCGCAAATTCTCCGCTGAAGTGACACACATACCCACAACTTCAACGACATCTCCAGGACGAGCACCAATAAACTTAGCCATAGGATCCTGACTCAGAATCTTAGGCATCTGTTCAATATTCTTTAGATTGAATTGCTTGATAATCGCTGGCTTTTCGGCTTCATCGACAATTCGGTGACGAGGAACTTTGCGATGCTTGCTAATATTAAACCCAAGACTACGAATGTCAAAGATTTGAACATACACATTCTCACGATGTTCGATATGATTGACGAGAATCTTCATTACAGTTTCAGACGGTCGAGAAGGACTTACGATAATAATACCACTTGAATAGTTATTATCGGCTGCGAATGATAGAAAATTATTGAACTCCTTTTCAGTCACACGTGTCTTGGTACTGAAAATGATAAGAATTCCCCCAAAACTGTACATCTTCGTTTCGTCCAGAGAACTCGTGACCAATTCAAACTTCGTTGCCGTAATGCCACGAGATGCAAGCATCTCCTGAAGTGTTGAAAGCGCAATTTCTTCCGCTGAAAGAGGTCGCGTCTTCTTCAGCTCTTGTAGTTCAGTAATTGATAGTTCCTCCATTCCTTTAATACTTAAGAGTCACGAAAACATCATTCCATTTTTTACATGCTTAAATCAAATGAAGAACTGGGCATTTGTAGCAGTTGGAGTCGGCCTTGTAGCTATTTGGTATGTTCTAAAATCTCGCGAGGGATTTGTAGCCGAATTTGTAGATCGTTCTAACGAGGAGAAGACCGATAAAACACGTATATCAAGTTATGCGCAGGAAACCAACCATTTTAAAATGATGCCGCCACAGGATCTTCCCCCACTTGGTGGGATTGAGACACCTTATCGAGTAAACGCATACAACTCGTTTGTACCTGTATAAACACAGTAAGTTTAATAAGTAAAAATGCATTTGGGCAAGTCCATTTCATTAAATATGATTGTAAAAAATGAGTCACATATCATAGAGAAAACATTTGATAACCTAGCAAAATATATTACCTTTGATTATTGGGTAATATGTGACACTGGTTCTACAGATGGGACTCAGGACATTATTCGAAACTATTTTTCTAAAAAGGGTATACCTGGAGAACTCGTTCAGCATGAATGGTTTGATTTTGGTAAAAATCGCACACTGGCACTTCAGGCAGCGTACAATAAATCCGACTACTTATTTATTTTTGATGCGGATGATAGTATTCACGGCGATTTCAAGCTTCCGGTTCCTATGACGATTGACTGTTATAAACTGAAGTTTGGGGATGGGTTCACGTATCACCGACCACTTCTTATTAATTCGAGAAAGAAGTGGAAGTTTGTTGGAGTACTTCATGAATATCTTTCACCAGACGAACCGATCAATGCGGAAGTTCTCGTTGAGGGGAATTACTTTGTTGATTCCGGCAAGACTGGAGACCGAAGTAAGGATGCCAATAAGTATCTAAAAGACGCGAATATCCTTAAGGCAGCATATGAAACAGAAAGTACGACTGGTTCTGGATTAGCAAATCGTTATGCATTTTACTGTGCCCAGAGTTTCAAGGACTGCAACCGCATTGATGATGCGATTGAATGGTATACTCGTGTCGTTGATAAACTTCAGAATTGGGTTCAAGAAAAGTATTACTCGTGTCTCATGCTTGGTCAACTGTATTCGCGCAAGGATAATTTCGAAAAGTCGTTGTTTTACTTTCTAAAGGCTATTGAGTTTGATTCTGAACGAATAGAAGGTCTTATGTCTGCTTGCGATATTCTTCGCAATAAAGGGTTTCATTCGCTGGTGATGTTACTATGTGAACAGCACAAACATTATATTCGCGACCCCCAAAACAAGTTATTTTTAGCTCGTTATTTTTACGAAGATATGCTAGAATTTAACGTAAGTATTAGTGCATGTTTTACAAATAAGAAGGACTATGGATACGAATGTACTAAGAAGGTTCTAACAAATACAAACTTACCACTTGAAATACAAAAAGTAACACTATCAAATCTTCGTTTTTATGTGAAAGAAGTCGATTCCGATAAGGATACACTCACTTTATTTTATAATGTGAATCGCGTGATACAATATCATACTGATCCAAGCACTGTGGTTATGTGGAATATGCTTTTCAATAAAAATAAACAGTATCTGACTCGACCAGTGAAATTTACAGTACCAACTTCAAAACCAATTGAGGTTATACTTACGATGACATCGTGCAAGCGTTTTGATCTATTTCAACAAACCGTGAATTCTTTGATGAATCACATGCTTGATAAGAATGTCGTCAACTATTGGTTTTGTGTTGACGATAACTCGAGTTCGGACGATAGAACCAAGATGAAGAAAAAGTATCCTTGGTTTAACTTTTACATGAAGACTCTTCAGGAAAAGGGGCATCGTCAGAGCATGAACATTATTTGGAATAAGCTAAATGAACTAAAACCAAAGTACTGGATTCATATTGAAGATGATTTCTTATTCCATACTGAGCGCAATTACGTAACCGACGCTATCAAGATTATTGAGACAGTTCCAACTGTGAAGCAAGTTCTCTTTAATCGAAATTATTCTGAAACGATTGACGATATTCATATGAAGGGTGCAGCTCCATTAGTTCCTGGATTTTTGGTCCATGAACAGAAGTCAGGATCGTTTGACTATGCAAACTGTCATTATTGGCCCCATTATAGTTTTCGTCCAGGCGTTGTCGACGTTCATACCATTTTGAGTCTGGGAAACTTTGATAGTGCCAATACGTTCTTCGAGATGGATTACGCAAATCGCTGGGTGGCTTCAGGGTATAAAACAGCCTTTTTTGACAGTATTAACTGTAGACATATTGGACGTCTAACAAAAGATAAGAATTCTGATGATATAAAGAATGCGTATGATTTGAATAATGAATCCCAGTTTGCGGTGTCTTCCGAGTTTAAGGTAATAAATCTCGTGCGCCGAACCGATCGACGAAGCAATATGGATAAGGTACTGGACGGTATTCCTCACGAGTTTTTCAATGCCGTCGATGGAAAGCTACTGTACGAGACCGAAGAGGTGTACGCGTTATTCAAAGGAAATGATTTTGGATGGCGACGTGGATTTATTGGCTGCGCTTTAAGTCATCTTGAACTATGGAAGAAGCTCGTGAAGGATTCTAAACATGAATACTACATTATTATGGAAGATGATGTTCGTGTATGTCCAGATTTCAAGTCTAAGGTTGCAGAACTGAAGCCTGAGTTCAAAACTCGCGACTTCCTTCTACTTGGATATTCAATGTTTTCAAACAATCGCGAGACGACGAAGGATGTTTACCTGACTTCAAATCCTGTAGATATAAAGCCTCTGAATAAAGACCTATATATTGGTGGATTCTTTGCATACTCGGTCAATAAGAAGGGCGCTTCGTCCATTTTGAGTTATATTGAGAAGAACGGCATTCAGCACGGAATTGACTACTTACTGAAAATTTTAGATTTTAATGCGTTTGAGACACAGCCGCATTTAGCATTCACAGATGTGTATGATAATTTCAACTCAAAGACCGATACTGATATCCAAAATAATTTTGACAGTCTAGATTTTAGTTTTGTAAATAACTTTGAATTCATTAAAGGAAAAGACCATATTGGAGATGATTGTGGCCACGAACATGCCTCGGTGTTCAAGCTTATGCAAAAGGCGATTCGCGAGCCAAATATAGTTGCATTCAATACTCTAGGATTCATCAAGTCTCAAGTTAATCGTGATATGCTTACGACATCACCATACTTTTCTGAGACCGATGGCATATATATTAAAAAAAAGCCGCAGGCCACGAAATTGAAAATGATTTGTAATTGGCAAAGTCCAGACGCGCTTATGAATGAATTTGGAATTATGGATCACGATAGTTTTAACTTTACTTCGGATGATAAAGACGCAGACTATTTTGTCATTATTAACTATCCACCTCCTGGAACATTGTATGATCCACGAAGAACGATTATTTTCCAGATGGAGCCGAGTGTGTACGACCGTTCAAAAAATTGGGGGGCTAAGACATGGCCGTTTATTGATACATCTATGATGTTGCATGTTCATCATCATGACAGGGCACTCAATGGCGTTCAGTGGTCATTTAAGATAGGAGATATTCCTTCGAAGACGAATGAAGTTGTCAGCATATTGAGCAATAAACAGAACGATACTGGCCATCAGTTACGCATTGCGTATGCCAAAGAGCACAGTGTTCAAGTATATGGCCGCGAAAATTATCACGGTGTTGCGAATTATATGGGTGTCGTTCCGGACGATAATCGGTTCAATGTTTATTCCAAGTACAAGTACTGTCTAGCCGTTGAAAATAACTCTGAACTGAATTATGCAACGGAAAAGATCTGGGAACCTATTTTATGCGAGTGCCTACCGTTCTACTGGGGATGTCCAAATTTAGAAACGTATATTGATCCAAACACATTTGTTCGATTACCATTAGACGATCCTGCTCAAGCTGCGTCTATCATACAGAACGCAATTGCCGAAGACTTATGGTCTAAGCGTATCGATATAATTCGTGAGACGAAGAAGAAGATTCTTACAAAACTTGGGTTCTTTCCAACGCTGACCAATATCATCAATGAGACAAAGTTCTTATATATTGGTGGCTGCGTAAAGAACTGTGGAAAGTATTTGGAAAAGGTATTTGATAATATTGAAAAGATTATAAAGATCTTTCCAAAATACGAGATCGTTGTAGCGTACGATAAGTCAACCGATAACTCGCTTGACATTTTAGTCAATCTAAAAAGGAAGTTCAATCTGACTATTTTACAGACGTCGAATACCTCTCAATACAATACTGAAAATATAGCCGGTGCTCGAAACTCTATTTTGGACTATATTAAGAACCGAGATTATCGTTATCTAATCATGATGGATATGGACGATGTATGTTCATCTCCAATAAACACCAACGCGATGACGCGTGTACTTTCTCGTTCAGATTGGGACGCAGTGTCGTTCAATCGTCCAAATTATTACGACGTATGGGCATTATCGATTGATGACTACCAGAATAGTTGTTGGCATTACGGACATCAGTCTACGAAGCGAGCAAACGATACGCGAGCACACGTCATCAATAAATTGAAGAATACATCGAAGTCTCGTCTTATTGAATGTCAATCTGCATTTAATGGGTTTGCAATATATCGTCGTGAGAAGTTTGTTGGATGTTCATACAAGTGGAATATTTCTGAATCGAACAAGTATGTTCCTGCTCCGCCAGATACGCACAAGCAGGAAGAGTGTGAGCATCGACCATTTCATATGGAAGCGATTGAAAAACATGGAGCACGTATTCGCATTTCACCGGAGTTCATGTTTGATAATAATCTTGAAACCGATTGTATGTTTGTATCATCTCGAGGTATCCTAGCTTCATGCGATATTAAATCAACGACTCCATTATCGAGTATCACAAATTTGGTGAATTACAACTTTTCGGATATGAACGATGGATCTATAGTATACATTTGCGGAACTGCTTTACGTGAATTCGTACGACGATTTGCCAATATCAAGCATAAGATAGTGTTAGTGACTGGAGATTGCGATTGGAGTTTACCTTTGGATGTTTTTTCAGATTCGACAGACTTTCTGACCTTCATTGAATCGGAGAAGATTATACATTGGTTCTCACAGAATGGTATTGTAGATCATCCTAAATTCACACGAATCCCAATAGGATTAGATTACCATACAATGTCGAAGAGCGATCATGAATGGGGGTCTAAATTAAGCCCAATGCTCCAGGAACAACAAATTGCAGATTTGAACATGAACCATTTCGCCAATCGTGGAATTAAGTGTTACTCAAACTTTCATTTTTCAATGAATACACGGTTTGCTCAGGACCGAAAGGATGCGATAGAATCGATACCAAAGATGTTGATGCATTATGAACCTACGAAACTACAACGTCACGAGTCGTGGAAGAATCAGGTGAAGTATGCGTTTGGAGTGTCTCCTCATGGCAATGGTCTCGATTGCCACCGAACGTGGGAAATTTTGTGCTTAGGATCTATCCCAATAGTAAAATCTTCAAACCTTGATTCATTGTTTGAAGATCTTCCAGTTCTAATCGTGAATGAATGGTCTGACGTGACGATAGGCTTACTCATAAAAACGATTGAAAAGTTTAAAAAGTTAAAGTTTAATTACAGGAAGTTACGTTTGGATTACTGGGTCCAAATGTTCAAAGAACGAGCACGGTCTTGTCTTTCGGATGTTCAGGCATAGTTCCATTCTTACGGTGTTCTTGAATTGTATTCCATACGTCCTGGAAGCTTTCAAGATTCGTTGTAATCCAATTTGGATCATGAGGTACCGAAGACGTTCGGATAGTATCAAAGTACCAGTACGTCATACTGAACTCTCGGTCGTCCCTTTCGTCGATAACTTCGCGGCGCCAAGTAGGAACATCGCGAGTATCATTCATATCCTTGTACACAACCTCTCCATCTTCAAAGACCATAAAGAATGACTTAATTTTACCTTTCAGATCAACCCATTCTGAATAATTCACTTCGCGAAACTTCATTTCGATGTATTCGCATTCTTTCATACCTGTACATTCCAACTGTAACTGCATTTGATGATAATACACGTCTGGAATGGGTGTGCTATCAGAAAACTCGCGAGAAATCGGACACTTAAACTCGACTAACTTTCCATACCTAAAATCCTCTTTATCTTTGGTGATAATGATTCCATCAGGTGACGCACCAAGAAATGAATGAACTGGATGTGGGACACACGTCGTATCTACAATTTGAATACCTCCTTGATAATGGGTCGTATAAATTAGCTTTGCAATTGGCTCAAATCGTGTTCCCCACAAAAGAGCTTTTGGACCGCAGCCTGGCGGACTTCGTTCTCGCGGAGTTAACTTTGAGACGATAATCTCATGCTTCGAAGCAGGCGATGCATTCTTACATGCCTTATAAATTTCTGATGCAGTGAGCATCTCACCACGCTTGGTATGCCACGCATCCGTTCGTTGATCATCGTGTCCGTACTTTTGAAGCAGTTGTTCTACATGATCCATTAGGGTTCTATTACTTAGTAATGCTAAAACCGTTTTACATGTAGCCCTCCAAATGTACTTAAATGCAGGAGATCCAAACTCAGGAACAGTGGGTTTTACATCGTCTAGAACGGTTTTATGCGAACGATGGACATATTGAACGCGTTAAGAGTATTCTAAATGGAACATCAAACCTATCGTTACGTCTAATTGACTGGTTTGTTACGAATTACGCCAAGAAGTACAATGTGTCTTATATGAGCAAGTCTCAAAAGCATATTATCGTTTATTTGTCATACAAGTCTCATCTAAAAGCCTACAGTAAGAAGATGTTCGATCCATTCTGCCGCTGGAAGCGTATTAAGTTTCACGATGTGGAAACGACAGTTGGTCAGCTCAACTTTTTTGAGTGGGCAATTAATGACGATGTGCTTGATTATCTAGAAACGAACCGTGAGACTGTCCATGCTGATATGGAGTCTCGTCTGCACGAAAGCAAGACGGCTGAACCAAAGAAAAAACGCCATGAACTTTCTCGATCTGCGACGAAGACTATTTATCGCCATGATGTGCGTCTAACTGTAACGTTTGATTAGGCATAGTTATAATAATGTTCTCGGTTCTGAAACCTGGGTACGTGTATCGCAACTTTTCTGAAGATGTGGCAGATCATGATGATGATTATGATGCAGAGGAATGGAACTATAATGGTCGTGAAGTGTTTCGTGGTTGTGTAGATCCAACGTATCCTGATTGGAACGTCTATTGGCTCTATGATGAAAATTTGTTACGTGTAGGGTTAGCAGAACACGATCCGGAAAATCCGGAAGTGTTTCATTCACTTTGGTTTCACGATAACCCTTTTGGAACTCTATTTCAAGAATCTACTTGGCAACAAAAAGGAACTGTATGGTCCCTTCTTTCATCTGAAGCATATCAGGACTGTTTAGACGATGATTTCAAAACCGTATTTGATCGAACACTTAAAAGTAATATTCGTCTTGTGACTCCGGATATGATTGTGAATCGTCCGAACGTGTATGAATGTCCCAAGTGCAATAAAAAATCGTTATCGCCTCTGTGTTCAGACGCGAACGTTTATGAGTATGAGTTTTCCGGTTTTTCTATTTTGTTTTTAGAT